TAAGATTGTTAGTGAATATGTATAAGCTTAATGCATTCTTGAATTTACTTACCAAAGAATCTTTATTAACTGTTGTAGTATTTTTTAAGATACTCATAGCTTTTAAATCATCAGTTAAGTTTAATAAGAAATCATTGATGACTTTATTATCACGAGTCTTAAATAAATTCTCACCAAATAAAGATCTAGCAAACTCTTGTACAAAGAAAGAAGAAATAGGACTCTTCTCTTTAAACCATTTAAGGATATCCTTATTTAAAGTTTGGAAGTTTTCAATTTTACTAATATCATTCAACTTAGCTTGAGCCTCATAGTTATCAATAGATGTAGAGGTATCCACATTTAAATAACTTTTAAAGTTATCAAACTCTTCAATTAAATCTTCAATGTATAAATATTGTAAGAACCCTGCAATTTGATTAGAGTCTGTAACATTCATCTTTGAATTAGCAACAGCTTTTAATGTAGCTTTACTAAAAGATACATTCTTGTATTCAGTATTAAGTATGTGGTCAAAAGCCCAGATATTATTCTTGTTGTATTTTAAAACAGGGTCTGTACCAATACTACTTAAGAACTTACGTCTTGCTTCTTTCTTAGCAGCAGTGATTGAAGTGTTAGTCTTTGGACCATATTTAATTTTAGCTAATGGAGAACTTCTATTTATCTTTTCTTGCACATAAGCTTTAGTCAATGGATTACTTACAAAGTATGCAATGTCTGTAATAGGAACACCTGTTTGTAACAAGAACAATATCTTATTGATAACTTCCATGTTACCTTGTAAATAGGCTATCCATGCATCTTTACCAACATCCACAGCACCATTCATCAATTGAGATAATACATCAGATATAGCATTAATTTTTTCAGCATCGGTTCTATTTGATAAAGAGATTACTGATACAGCTTTTAATGTTTCATCTTTTACTGTTTTAATATTAGAGTTTAATCTCAAATGAATAGGTACTTCTTTCTCAACAATTTCAGGATACACTTCACCTTTATCATTAAGACTTGGTACAGTTACTTTAATTTTTAAACTTGGGTTCATTGTAGCTCCGGCCACAGTTAACAAGTTTGAAAATGTATTTTGTAATGCAATCATACCTAATATCTCTTTACCAGAAATATTATCTTGTTGTTTCTGTAAGTTATAATCATACTCTGATAAAGAGGTAGGGCTTGTACCCAATGGTCCTTTTTTATCTTGAATATTATTTAAAGTTTTAAAAGTCTCTTCTAATTCTTTAGCTAAAGGCTGAGTTAAGTGAGTATCATTAGGTTGCATTAAAGCAAAAGCCATTTCAGGCATTTGCATAACATTAACAATATCATCAACTAACTTATTCTGAATACCTGCAGTGAAATATCTCTTTTGTTCTTTTAAATCAGTTACTGTTTTGAATAAAGAATTTAACTCACCCTTCTTACTGAACAGTTCATCAATCATGTTCTCTGACTCAACTAAATCTTCAGTAGTAAATTTCTTTAAAGTGTTTTCATAAACTTTATAAGAAGCTTTAAAATTTTTCTTTAAAAACTCTTGTGAATTAGGATCTTTTAAAATTTTAAGTAACTGCTCATTGTTTTTGTTACTGTATTTTCTTTCATCAGATTTACTAACATTCTTATGATTTTTCTCAGTATTGAAAGCTTCGCGGAAATCATTCAAGTAATTAACTACATTTAATTTTTCTCCTTTTAATGCTTTTAATTTCTCCTCAGCTTCTTTAATTAAAGAATCTAAATCTTCTGGCTTATTGTATGAATCATTTAAAGTCTTACCAGTCTTAGTGATATGCTTAATGTACATTGTAAGCTTATCAACGTCAAAGTCACCTCCTGATTTAGCAACAATCTCAGCAGGGATAATAATGATAGGTCCAGCAGAAGCTGGTAAAAATTCCCATATCTCGGCAAACTCAATTGAGTTAGGCCCTTGTGTAGGAATTCTCACACCTGTAATCATTAAAGCTTTTCTATTGTTCTCATCAGATAACCAGGTATCATTTTTAATCATCTCATTAAGACGGTTAAAACTTGCTTGGTAATCTAATATAAACTTTCTCTTAGATTCAGTATCTGGGTTTTTAATGTACACGGCAATGTTCTTGCCCGAGTCTGTAGTTTTACCATCCTTTGTTTCATAGTAAGTTGTGTTAAACAAGTTCTGATAGTTCTCGGTAAGAGCAACCTTAACACGTACTCCTTTAGTATTCTCTTTACCTTTTGAATCTACTACATATGGTCTTAAACCATTAGTTCCAAAGTCATCATATTTAGCAATGTCAGCCGGTGTCGGACTAGCAAATGCTGCAGAGAATTGTACCAAAGCTTCACCCTTAATCTTAAGTCTTACTAATCGGTTGTTAACAACAGCCATTAATAACTTTTCCAAACGGGCAGCTTCAGGACTTAAACTTAAATCTATATCAGAATTAGCTTCATATTCAATGAAGTCAATCTCATGCTGGCTATAATCTTGCTTAACCAATTCTTTTTTAACAAAATTGATCATGTTAAGCATGTCACCTTGAGGCTTACCGTTTACCAATTCCCAACCTAAGTCTTTAATCAATTGGTCTTTCATGAAGGAAGTTAATCGAGAAATCTGATCATATACTACCTCAGTGTTTTTATAGATAGGGCTGGCTTTAATTTTATCAGCATTTGATAATGAAGACCATTCTTTAGAGCCAGTGTAGTCAATAGGAGTACCTTCATCAAAAAGACTAATGTTAAATACTTTACGGAGCTGGGTTGATAAAGTAGATTTTCCCTTGAACACTTTACTAATTTCAGTTTGATTTTTTAAGTATTCAAAGTGAATATCATTTGGTGTAAAGTCAATTTCAGTATAAGGTTTAATCTTATCGGTAGTTCCATCATAGATAACATCACCATTTGTAGAATCATCTTTTCTGATATAGGATCTTTTGGCTCCTGAATCAAATAAAGCATAATCTACATTCTGAGCCATCATAGCTAAATGCATCTGTTCTAAGGGCATCCCTTTAATAACACTAGGTATTAATGGAAACAATGAGAACTTGTCAATAGACTGCACAGGATACTCTCCATCTTTAGTTTTTAATGGACCTGCATACTGTAATTTATATACGGGAAATAATTCCTCTAATTCAGCAGGACTAATAGGAAGACCTTTTAATTCTTTTTGGTAAGCAGCTTCTTGTTCTAGTGACCAGTTATTCTCAAGTTCTTTGAACTGACGGTAAGTATCAAATGATACCCAACCTTGACCATCACCATCTTTAATACCTGTATAAGGTTTCATTAGACCACCTGTAGGTTTTTCGAAAGTACCACCTTTACCAAACAAAGCTTCATTGATATCTCCTTTGTATTTTCTTTGATTTAACCAGTGGCGGAACATATCAGCATATTGCTTGTAAGTAGTAGAGTTGGTATCAACAACACTTTCCTTAATGATAGCTTTGATACCGGTACCATTGTAAGTACGGCTAGATTTCTGATTAGCATTCTTTCTTACTAATTTTCCTTCAGTAATTAACTGATCCTCATAAGGTCGGCCTACATGAGTGTTAATAAACATTTGTGCTAAAGTATCTGTAGGGAAAATGATACCTGTTGAGTTATATGTAGGTACACGTTTTGTACTCTCATCTTTGTTATGATCAAACTGAAACCCATCACCTAATTCTAACAAGATAACCTCATTAGCATGAATAGAACTATTGATTACAAAAGAATACAACAAAGCATCCTTAATGTTTTTATCATTAGCAATAGCATCAACTTGTTCTTTAGATAAATGCTCTGTGGCAACCTTGTTTAAGAAAGTTGGAACTTTAGATACTCTATCCTTTTCAAAGGTTTTATTGTAGTTGTTTTTCTCAATTCTTTCCTTGAACTCAGTATAATAACTCTTGATATCATTGCTGATTTTCTCGCGAAGACCTGGATTGGTATTCAGCAAGTCATTCAAATTATTAGTATCAGTTAATTGTTCAGCATATTCACTAACTAAACTCTCTCCTGAAGTTTGCAATATTTTATCAAAGAAATCTAACTTGATACCTCTGTTCCAAAAGTTTTTAACTTTCTTGTAAAGCTCAGGATTACTCTTGATCATTTTAATTCTTCGAAGTTCACCTTCTAATTTTGGCATCATGATGTTCTCAATAAGCACATCAAAAGGATCAAAGCCTAATATATAATCACCTTTCTTGTTTTTAAGAAAAGCTTGAGTATCGATATATAAATATGGAGTTAGTTTGTTTCTGTAAGTATCAACCTTGTTTAAACGAACACCTGAATAAGTACTCTTCTCACCATGTCGTACAGCTTCAATATAACCTGCACTCAATAAGGAAGAGAAGTCTGTAATGAACTTATCATTCATGCTCATCTTACCATGAGCCACACCATCAGATATACCTTCGGCATCTGTAATTTGAGAACCTACTAAATCAACAATCTCAACATGTTTATCAGTAATTCTATCTCCTTTTAAATCATATAGATTTTTCATGAATATAGAACCCATCACCGTTGGATTGTTAGCATAAGCTAAGTGTGGAGCATAAGAATAATTACCATCAGCTTTAAAGTCTCCTGTAACAGCCGCCTTATTCATTGCATATACAATTTGAGTTAAGGAGCTGTTTAAAGAACTGGTAGATTTTTTACCACCACCAGGAATGCTAATCATTGAGTTACCAAATTCAACAGAATAATCTGCATCAATTTGAGCTATCTTATTTACTAAACTAGCTTGAGACTCAATATTACCTTTTTTGAATACACCTGTTTTAGTTTGTAATTGTATATTAGGGTGTTTCTTACTTAAGAAAGTAACAATATTTGTAATAGGAGCTTCACCGCGTTGAGCCAAGAATGACTTATTAAAATTAGCCTGACCAATAGAGTCAGCAATATAATTAACACTATCTGAAATTTCAGCTATAGCTTTTCTAGTATATGAGTTGTCTTCAACAAACATTCCTATTGCATTCAAGAAAGCTATTTGTTGTACAGCTGGAACCATATAACGGATTACATTTTCACTATCAACTTCTTGCTTTAAGAATTTACCAGCAATAGTTTCTAACTTTAATGTAGTTTGATTATCAGAATTCTGTTCAACAAAAGGACTTACTTCAGTAGCAAATTTTGCTGGCCATTTTTTATTTTTAATCAAGTAATTGTCTCCACTCACTTTACCTACTAATACTTTAAAGTCAGATTTTTTAGCAGCATCTTCCTCAATAATGTATTGGGCAGAAACTAAATTTTCTTTTTCTAAGTTTAAGGTACGAGTTATACCTAACCACATTTGACCAGCATATTTTGATGCAGGTATCACTTTAGAAGGATCTCCTAATTTTACCAATAGCTGGTTAAATAAAGGAGATACATTTTTTAATTCTACAAGCTTATTGTAAAGCTCATCAACACGCTTCTCTCCACCGGCTTTATCAATCAATACTCTAAAGAAAGAACTGTAGTCAATTAGCTCAGGGAAACCTAAACTGTTTGCTTTATCTACTATTTCCTTATTAGGAGTTTCTGTTTGTTTGATTAAGCTCTTCAATAGGAAAACAGCATCTGGTGCAGCCAATTCTAAAGAGTCGGTCTCATTACCTGATTTGTCTCCTAATTTTTCTACAGTATCATCATCAGCTTCTTTTCTGATTTTATCAGCAAAAGCACTTGTCTCAATATGATAAGAAATCAAATTATCTTTTGATAATTTAGTATTTAAAATTTCATTGATATCTCCAAAGTTTTTAATAGCTCTTTCTAATAAATCAATATTGCCAGCTTTGTAAGTTTTTGTTATCTCATCCCAGCTTTTTTGTTCTTGCTCATACTCAGCTTTTAAAGTCTCCAATCTGTTTGTGAAGGCAGTTAAAATTGTTGTACCATAAAGATTGGTTAAACCTTTGTTGGTAGTTAATAGAGTAGCTACAGCATTGTATTTTGGTACATTAGCTGTAAGTAAACTTGTAGTAAGCTTAGATATGATACCATCCATACTACGAGTAAGCAAAGCTAATTCTGTAGGTTGGAAGATTGGTGAACCATCTTCTTTAACGGGACCCGAATTTAGTATGGTAAACTCTCCATTATTAATATCAGGTTTATAACCACTTAAATCAGCTTCTGTTTTAGCTGTATACAATGTGTTGAATATTTCAGATAGAATACCTTCAGAACCTGGGTTAGAAAATACATTTTCTGTAGACGTACCTTTAAATAAAGTTTGCAATGCTTTCCAAATTCTATCAAAGATTCTTTGGAAAATATTAGTTTTAGCATTCTCTGTTTTGAACTTACCATTGTTAACAGCAAATGTTCTGAACTCCTCAGCAATAAATTCTTCTTTTTCTTTTCTAGTAGCCTCACTGAACTTAACAGTCTCGAAAGACAAGTTGGTAACACCACCTAAGTTATTCTTACGGATAACTTTAAAAGTACCTGGCAATTTACCTACAGCATCATACAATCCATCTCTATCAGCTTTTGATAAATACACTTGACTGAATGCATGCCAAGACTCGTGATATCCTGTAGTGAAATCTGAACCAGCATATAATGTGATTGTAGCTTTTTTGAATGTAGCCCAAGCATCTGAGTTTACTACATTTCTTAAATCATGAATATTAAACAAAGGTTTACCGTTGGCATCCTTAGCTTTGAACAGTGCACTTGATTTTAACCAAGCTTCAGCTTTAGCATTTTGCTCTGGCGTACCCATTGCTTGTAATAACTTTGATCTCTCATACACATCTAAATCAAAATTTAAGTCAACAGGTTTTACAACATTGACAACTTCCTTAGCTTTATCTTGAACTTCAGTAACTTCATCAGCTAATTTAAAAGTGAAGTAACCGTTAGGAGATAAAGGTCTTTGAGTAGTTGAGTCAAATCCTACACGCGGTATCATATTCTTTAATACTAAGTCACTGTATAGTTCATCTTTCTGTGTAACTACTCCATCAACAATACTCATTGATTTATAAGTATTGTTTATATTACTTTTTATATAGGTGAAGAAAACATTTTTAGAAACATAATCTTTAAACTTTTCAATGTCTTCTTGATTTTTTAAATTAAGTTGTTTACCATTTAAGGTTACAATTAATTTGTTGTTAGTGGCACTTACAGTAAGATTAGTTTTTTCATTACCAATGTCTTCTTTCTCTAATCTAACAAACTGTTTTGCATAATCATAAATTTCTTGAGCATTTAAGTATTTACCGTTAGATTTTTTTAAATACTCAGTAAAAGTTCTAATGATGTTATTGTAAATCTCAGGTTCAACTTTAGATAATAAACCTGACTTTAATGATATAAATTCAGGGATACCTTCAAATTTAATAGCAGAAATTGTTTTATTTTTTAACTCACCTTTAATCATCATCTGAGCTGAGGCTACGGTAATACTACCAATCTCAGCTTTAGAAAGAGCATAATTAACCAAAGGTTGATCTAAAACTTTCTTAGCTTCTTTTAATTGTTCAGGGTTCTTAATGTTTTTATAAAGAACATCTGTGTTCTCCACATAGCCTGTATTAACATTTATAATATCTAACATAACAGTTTGACCATTCATCAATTTACCATTGATACTCATCATCATATTATGTTCCTGAGTGATTTGTTTCTTTAAATAATCTTTAGCTTTTGCTTTTTCTATCTCATATCTAATAGAATCATTATTGTAAGTATCTTTCAAGATAATATCCAGCTGATTAAATAACTGTGCTTCCAATTTAGCATTACTGTCTTCAGAAGCATTTTTTAAATAGAAATAGGCAATCTTACCTTTATCTTCTGTGGTTACCTCAAAAGCTTCATTAAAGTATAAGAAGTTACCATTGTTATCGGTAATTGCAGCAATTCTTGATTTAGAATCTAATTTTGTACCTGGATAAAGATTGGTCTCTGCATTAGGAAGGTTACCTTCATACAATGCTTTTAATTTGAATCCTGTGTGACCCGAGTATTCTACATTCTCAAAAGTTAAAGCATCTCCTTGTTTAAGAGCTAATTTTTTTAAAATATCATAGTAAAAGTTTTTGTTAACATTTGTTTTTGTAATGAACGGAAGTTTATTAGCTTCATCAAGTTGTTGACCGGTGGTAGCAAAGTATGAGTTTGATTTTAAAAACTTACCAGTTACCTCAATAACTTCAACTTCTGGAAAAGTTTGTAAGTCTGTAGTTTTAGTTTCAGGATTTAATTGTGTATCGATAAGAACTTTTACACTAACCTGTTCAGTGCTTACAATACTTTTTACTATTGCTAAAGGATCTTCAGCAGATTCAATTTCATTTTTGAATTTAACAGTCTCATCCAAGTTAAAGCCCGTGCTGGCCAATTTAGTAAACAAAGAAGGTTCAGCTTCAATCACTTGAAAAAGTAAAGAAGGTAATGCAGCAACTAAACCTAATGCTTTAGTTTCATCTTTGAACTCATTATAGTTATTCTTGTATAATTCCTTAATGGTATCGGATAATTTATAAGGCTTCTTTGCATCAACAGCATCTAAAATTTCATTATAAATTACATTGGCTAAAGCATTTTTTAACTCTAAATTTTGTTCTAAATTACAAATAGACATAGCTTAACAAGTTTTATCATTAGTGTTTTTAAATCTCTCATCTTTATTAAGTCTTGTAAAAGTAAACTTCGGTTCTTCTTTAACCTTGGTATTTTCTTTTATGACTTTTTTATCCTCAACTGAAGTTACTGGCTCCACATTATCTAAAACTGATTTGATATTAGTTGCTAGATCCTTTGTCTTTACCGTAATTTTATCATTTAAGTTGGCTAAAGTTACTGAATTTTTTGTGATTTTTGTAATTAAATACCTGCCGTTTTTCTCAGGATTATCTAAAGATTCATACATCACTTCATAATTTTTTTGTTTAGCCACTCTTAACGTATCAATGTTAATATCTTTTGATATCGCTTCAGCTGTAGCTGTCTTTTCAACAGGAGTTTCTACAGGAGATTCTTTAATTGCTCCCGGTGTATTCTCTCTCACATATCCAAAAACATCTCCCAGATAATTATTAACCTCAATGGCTAATCTCATTTTACCATCTCCTTTGAAATCTTTAGTGATTTTTTGTAACATGATTACGGAAGACGGGTCTTCAAGATTAACTTTTCTTGGAGCATTAGCTAATTGATTAGTAACATCCAATATCTTACCTTGATGAGGTCCAGGTGTAGTAATTTTAACCTGCATTACTCCTGCAGAATATAAATTATCAACATCAAGAACATCTTCGGGCTTCATGCTGATTATTAAACTAAGCCACTTTTCTTCAATAGACATTGCATTAAACAAATCAATAGGAGAAACCTCTTCAACAGGAGCTTCTTCTTTGGCTTCGGCAACCTCTATTTTTGAGGGAGCTTTTTGTTTAATGGTTCTTTTTGACTTTTTGATAGGTTTAGATACAGGAGCTTGTTCAACACTTCTTGTTTCAGGCTGGGTTTTTTTGTCTTGTTCATGTAGTAAATGATTAATTATTCTTAAATTATAAAAACTATTTTTTACTTCTTCATTATTTTTGTACTCATCATTTCTCAATAAATCATCCACTTTATCTAAAGTGTCAAACACCCATAACTCAACTTGTAATTTCTCAGCTTCAGTTAACGGTTCTTTGTTGTATAATTTATCAATACCTGAAGCAACAGTGTCTGTAAAGTTTTCAACATAAATTCCCTCTAATACACTGGTAGTACGGTTTTCAGTCTTAGCTTGGTTAACAACTTCTTTAGCTATTTCTGGTGTAACATTATCATAAACTAATTTATTTCTCTCAATCTCGATAGCTATTAATAACTTCTCATTTTTAAGTTTTTGCTTAGGTTTATTAACAGGTGATACGGAAGTAATGGTACCAATAGAATTAGTGTTAATAATGTATTCAACATCATTTACTGTAACAGATCTTTCAGAAATATCAGATATTTTATACTTGGTATCTAAAGTTTTTGCAGCAGGCACGGCCAACGGTTCTTCTATAGTTATACCTTTAAAATTAAATTCAGCAGGATTACTATCACTCTTGGCATTCTCAATAACATATTCAACATTATTGGTTTCAAAAATAATAGTACCATAACCTTCCACTTTGATAGTACCTTCTACACCATTCTTAGTTACACGTTGACCGTCAAGAAGACTGAATGTTCCTGGTACAGTTTCTTTAACATCAGGTGTTTCCACTTGTGCCGGTGTAGGAGTTTCAGTCTTATAATAATCTTCTGGAGCAATACCTCCAGTAAGGATTTTAGCTCTTTCTTCGCGAGATAATTCTTTAATCTGAGTATTACTGTAACCCATAGCATTTAATTGAGCCTTAGCCTCGGGATTAACCTCAGCACCAAGATCAATACCTTTCTCTAAATTAGATGGTACATATTCAGATACCACTTCTTTTAAAGTTTTCTCTGGAGTAACTTTGTAAGTATTATAGTTAATCGTAGTCTTAGCTTTATCATCAACAACCTTGATTTCACTGATATTACCTTTTAAATCATTGGTTGTTTGGAAACCTAATAACTCAAGACTCTCAACAGGAACACCTGTTAAGTTTTCTAATAAGTTCTTGTAAATAGCCAATTGTAAAGCATATCCTTCTTTCTTAAAGTAGCCATCTTGATTATCTCCCTGTTCTCCAAAGCGGCTCCATTGAGAAGCTGTCTTCATATCATAAATCTTGAAGTTACCTTCAGGAGTAATAACAAGTAAGTCCATTGTTCCAGCCACAGATTGACCAGAAGTAACAGCTCCAAACAAAGTTAAATCTCTACTAATGATTACTTCTCCTCGACCATCTATCTCAGACTTAAGTTTAGTGAAAGCATCTTCAATAGTTTTGAAGGCGGCATCACTCATACCTGCAGGTTTAGTGATAGTTTTTCCTTCAAAGAAATCTCGGCCTAAGTTATCAATTGTATTACCGCGGATAGTTGACTCTTCATAAAGGACTTTTCCTACAGCCTCTTTTACCTTTTCAACAGATATGCCGGCTTCTAATAATATTAACAGATTATCAAACTTACTGTTAATAGGTTTGTTCTCTGCTTCAAAGAATTGTTTAAAGAATACAGGACTCTCAAATTGCTTTTCTTTTAAAGCTTTGATAATGTTCTTGGCATATTGCTTAGGATTAACATCAACTAAAGCTGGATTATTAACGGTATCTTCAATTAGTTTTACTAACTCGGGTCCACCATTAGGAATGTTCTCTAAAGCAAACTTCTTCTTACCTAAAGTATTAAATAAGATTTCATCAACTAATGTAGTTACACGTAAATCATAAGTAACTCCATCAATAACATAATGAGGATTTTCTTTAGTAGGCTCTTGTACTTTCTTGCTGATACTCTTTAGCTTTTCTAAAGTATCTTGTTGAGCAGCTGTTTTCTTTACTGTGTTCTGTTCAATAGGAAGCAAATTTTTTATTCTCTCCTTATACTCATTGATTACTTTTTTAGCTGTAAGCTGAGTCATGGCAAATTCTTTAACCATCATCTCGGGGCTAACATTACCAGCTTTTATTTCCTCTTGTAAAGTTGCCTCTAATAAAGCTACTAAGTCTTCAGGATAAGTTTCGAAATCATCAGCTTTAAAGTCAACAAGTTTTTTCTTATTAGCAGCTTCAGCTTCAGCCTGCATTTCTTTAACAGTGCTGATTAATTCTAAATGTGTTTTCCAAAGCTCTAAAGCTTTATCAAATTTTTCACCAGACGTAACTTTTTCACCAGTCTTGATATCTTCAAAATAAGTCGGCTCTAAAATAGTTTTGTTGTTAGCCAAAGCATCTTTGTAATCACTAGTATATTCAGCCGGTACAGCCAATCCTAATTTACCAACTTCTTGTAAAGCATGATTAAAATCAATCATCTTTAAATGGTTCATTTGATTTTCTAAGATTTGCTCTTGCTTTTTTGCATAAGTTTCTTTTAAAGATTCAGCCAAACGGTATTGTAAATTCAAGAAACCTTTAGGATGACTTAATACATTAATACTTTGAGCAAAACCTTGACGGGCATCATGTAAATCTAAACTGTCTTTTAATACAGTATAAGCTCCATCAATCTCCGTATCAAAAGTGATGACATTATTTTTTTCACTTAAATGCTTTACATATTTTTTGAAAGTACTCTTAGCTTTTTTATGTGCTTTAGCTCCTTCTTTTTCATCCTCTGTTTTTTGAGCATTATCCATTTCAACATGGAATTGCTCAAGCAGCTCTAATCTTTTTTGTTTATCGCGTCTCTCCTTGCCAGCTCCTTCAACATCTTTTAAAATAGCTACTTCTTTTCTTAAAGCTGCAATTTCAGTTTCAATGCCTGGTAAAGTTAATAAGGTCATAATAGCTTGAGCATCTCCTTTAGCAATGTTAGCAGACATTGTAGAAAAAGCTTGAGCCATACTGTCAATTCTACGAGCATACTGTTTAAAACTAGTATTAGCAAATACCAATGTTCTTGTAGCTTTTTGCCAAGCAAGATATGATAATTCAACAGCCTCTCTCATTTTACTACCAGGTTCATATCTGGTAGGATTGTAAGGATTAGGGAATTCTGTAGACTGATCATTAAAAGAATCACGGATACTTTCAGCTCTCTCAATGATAGCATCAATTTGAGCCATAGCTTTTCCTGCATCTTTTACATCAATGCCATATTTCTTAAAAGCTTCGGCAGCTTCTTCAGGAGATAAGTTTTTATAATCTTTTAATTGCTTAATGAATAAATCATACTTACCAGTTTCTAAAGCGGTAGCAATGTGATTAAACTCAAGAGCATCTCTAGCATCAACAGCTTTTTGTTGATTACCTTCGGTGACAGCTTCATATAAAGTATCATTTAACTTACCATTTTTAACAGCATTAGCTAAATCAGGAGCAAAGTATTTTAAGGGGCTACTTGCTAATTCATTAAGTGTTGTAACTTGTTTTTTAATCTGAGCATCTCTTTCAGCCTTAGCTGCCGCTATCTTAGATTTGTCTTTAGCAAGTTCTGATAATTTTGATATGGACCAAGCTGGGGCAGCCATGATCGGTTGAGCAAACATACCCATAGCAAAACCTCCTGCAAAAGTTTCAGCACCTTGAGCAGAAAACTGGTTTTTCATACCATCCATGAAGTAACCCATGTAACCTTGGTAAGCTGCCATTCTTGGGTCACCGTATAAATCCATAGCTTCACGGATAGCTCCTTGAGAAATTGCTTCTTGAATATTTTCTTGTGCACCTTCAGCAAAGTTTGCTTTAAGGTAGTTCATCCCTACATTCCCATATAATTTAGGATTAGCCATTGACTTGGCAAACACTCGAGCCTTGGCACCAATACCTTCACCTACAGCTGAGAAACTAGCAACTTCACCAGCTCCAGCTTTCAATGCTTTATCAGCTACAATATCTCCCATCATCGCGGCACCTGTAGCTCTACCCATTAATCTTTTCATTGGTGCCAACATGGTAGCATACAATAATTTATTACTGGTCATGATAGCTGGCAAGTTCCAGAATGCAGTTTTGAAAGAAGCTTGGTTAGCCAGGTTTTCAATCTTTTGTAATTCTTCACCTGTAGGATCTTCACCAAAGTGGGAATTCCTATATTCTTCAATCATATCTTTTGTAGCATCAATCTTCACCATACCTCCTTCGAGTTTGGCTTCAGATACTGCAGTTTTAATATGAATGATATCATCAGCAAAAGCTCCGAATGTGGCAATACCTTTTGCATAATCTGTAGCATAGTCTACAGTCTTAAGAGCTTGAGTTGTATTTTCAAGAGGATTTAAAATATCAAGAGTTTTATTAAGAGCTCCGCCAACACCACCGGCTTTAACTTTATTCCAAAAACTTCTAAGATCATTTACACCTTCTACAGAACGGATACCTGAACTTAAGCTCTCAGCTTCATTAGCTAACTTAGCAGCCTTAGCTGCCTCAGTTGCACCTTTACCAGCTTTAGCAGCAACTTCACTAAAACCCATAAGCTTTCTAGTAGCCATGCCGGCTTTAGCCGCCATACCTGGTAAGGTTGCTTCTCCAGATAAACCTCCAGTAAAAGCTGTAATAGCAGCAAGTGCGGCTTCTTCAGCTAAAAAGTCTGCAGCAATACCAATAGTATAAGCTGAGTTTAAAAATGTATTTGTAACAAATCCTCCAAAGCCTCCTGCATTAGAATTACCAATGGCCATAGCTTTTTGCATTTCTCGTGCACTTTCAATATCTGGAGCTAAAGGGTCTGTGAATAAATCACCCCAAGCACGAATACCTGATTTGAAACCTGTAACAGCTAAGTTGTCCCACTGAGAAGCAGCTCTTACAAACTGGTCACCGAAGGTCATCTTATTGTTATAAAGACTTTCATTGTCGCGATATGGAGAAAAACCTATGTCCTTGTATTTACTTGTAGAATAGTATCTTTCAAAATTAGCATTGTCAAAATCACCATTATAAGTAAATGGTCTCATCTGTTGATAATTTGTAGTAGGAGCTTGTAATTTCTTTTCAAGATCATTACCTAAACTATCAGCAAAATTTCCGCGATATCTTCCAGGATTAGAACCTGCAACAGGGTTACCTACAACATTTTTATAAACATCAATAGCTTTAGGCTTTGCTGCTAATGTTAAAGAATTATCTAAATGATCAGCTAAACTAGGTTGATTGATAATTTCAGGAGCTGTATTATCCAACTCAGTGTTTTGTTCAGATGCTACTATTTCCTCAGCCATACGTTTATTGTTTATTTGATTCTGCTACTTGATTTTCTAATGCTGTATTATGTTCAGATAAAGCGTTTAGATTATCTACTACATTTTCTTGAAAACTTTTTAAATTGCTTTGATCAATATTGTAAACTCGACTTTTAGTAACATAGCTATTTTTAACTGGCACAAATTCTCTTTGTTCCCAGGTAGCTGTTATATTATGACTCATGTCATCATATTGAAAATCAACCTTACCTGCATTAGGATATTCATCAATAGTATAAGAACCTTTTACTTTTAAAATTTTCTCAAGATTACTCATTGAAGCTTCTTGTGCAAAGGGAGTTGAAACAGATTTATTGTCATAGAATAATGTAATACCTTTTGACAAATCCTGTCCGAATAATACACCAGGATTATCTTTTGTTCCTACATATTTTTTAGCATACTCCGGATCAATTCCAGATATAGTTATAGCTGAAGTGTTTTCACTTCCTGCAGCAATAGGAGAAACCAAAACATTAAACATTGGACGGTCTTTATCTTTAGGTCCAGCTTTCTTAACATCATTTACTAATCCGGTAAGGAAAGAATTAATCTTATCATTGTTTCCTGATTGTAAAGACTCTATACTTGAATTACCAACAACTCCTGTGAATGTTCCAGGTTGAGCTAATACTGAACTTAAAGTACCAACTACATCTCCCATAATACCTGCTTTATTCTTGGCATCAACGGTAGCATATAAACTTCTTGAGCTCACCATACCTGTACCATTTAGGCCAGCACCTTGTTCTAAGCTTACACCTTTAGTTTGATTATAGGTTCTATAAAATTGACTTTTTAATTCATCATAAGCATCTTCAGCATCTCCTGCAGATACAACTTCGCCTTCAGTTGCTTTTTGTGAAATATACTTTTGTATAAAAGACATTGGAGCTTCCTTATCAGCTAATATGAAATTACCATTAGTTAAAATTAAATCAGCATATTTAGCAACAGGATTATCATTGGTAGCTGTACCTTTAACTATATCTACAATTTTCTTGTTAGTTGTTGTGTTATGTTTAATATCAGCTAAATAAGCATCATTACTTAATTTAATATCTGAAATAGTACTCGCGTGTTTTTTTAATAAATCTTGAGCCCAACTATTAGCCCCTGTAGGGTTTTTACTTTCAGGTAAAACTTTTAATGCATTATTAAAAAGAATAGTACTGTTCTTTTTAGAATTTTTAATGTAATTAGTTAAACCTTCTCTGTCTGAAATCTTATCCCAATCTGGTCCAAAGTTTTCTTCTAAGTATTGTTTAGCTCCAGCATTTTCACCTGGGTTATTTCTTACAGCAGATCGTGCTGAAGTAAATAGATTAAACAAAAACTCATTAGTTTTAGCAGTTGACTCAGCTTGACTCTTATGCATTTGAGCTCTGTTTCTTTCAAAACCTAATTCAGGATTATTCTCAACATCTAGCATGACATCACTACCAGGAACTGCATCAACATATTGATACTGGTCTGTAGGAATATCCCCAGTCTTAACTCCATTTTTATAATCTTCTAAAGTCAGCTTTAACTGATACTCATGATTTAGCTTATCTAAATCCAGACTATGTTGTAACATCTTCATTTGTCTTTCAATACCAGCTTGTTGAGCTCTCTCCGCGTAAGGGTTAGCTTTAATGGTTTGAGACTTATTTACATTAGCTAAAGAATGAGCTAAGTTTTGTAAATCTTCATCTTCAAATGCATTAGCTGCAGCAATATCAACTCTTCTACGAAGACTATTAATATCTGCATTATGCATATTGTTTTTCACATTATCAATACTTGATTGAATAGCTGATTGAGATTTTTTAATATTATCTTTTTGTTCAGGAAGAGAGTTTAAAATTTCTTGTTCGGATTTGGTTAAACCTTTAGTAGCTTGTTTCTTTTTTAAAGCCAGCTCTGTACTTACTAAATTATCATAACCTTGGTTTACATCTTTAAGATTTTTACTTAAAGAAGTAATACCATGTTGCATCATAGTTTGAATATAATTCTCTTCAGCTTTTTGTTCTGAACCATGTTGTGCAACTCCCATCTTACTGGCATTCTTTCTAGCTACATACGCTTTATCATTATAGTTAGCTGTTACGCGAGGATCATCACCGTATACACTTTTGAATATACCATATAAACCACCTTGAATTAATTGACCATTAGTATTAGTAACAATCCACTGGCCGTTTACAGAATCTTGAGTTACTTTAAAATCTTGGTCTTTGGCTAATTTCATAGCTTTCTCCTGCCAATTAAAATGAGGAGTAAAAGTTCCCATATCATAATGAAGAGCTTCTTCATTGGATACATTTTTAAACTCCTCCAATCTATATTGCAAAGCCATCACACTATCTTCAGAATAAGAACCTCCACATTTATCAGGGTCTAAGCAATGCTTCATAGCATCTGCTTTTTCAAACTCTTTATATAATTTTTTAGTTTTAACCATATCATTAATGATGTGATTATCACTGGTGAATCCTTTGAATATATTCTTGGCGGCATCTACATTTTGTTGTAGGGATAAATCCATTCCAGAAATCTTTTTAATATCCTGGTCAATAACTTTTAAAAACTCATCTCTTCGTTTGATGTTACCTTTTCTTGATAAGGGAGAATACAAAACTGAACCATATAAGTCACTTATTTGTTGCTTATTAGAATCATAAGATCCTTGCTTAGTTTGTAATACATTTCCTAAAAAATTATAATCCGGTTTAAATGGTTGGATTTGAGGGACATAATCGGTTACCCCTTGAATATAAGTTGCCATAGCTGTGGTTAAATATTATGTTTTAAATGTACAAAATTTAAAGAATAGGGTAATACACATATAAAGTTTATTTATGTATTACTGTATGCTTCATGAGACCCCGTATTACCTTTCATTTGTAATTGTAATAATTTCAAAGCTCGGTCAGGATCCCCTGTTAACTTTAAAGCTTCATTATATTTTGTATTAATATCACCATGGTCATAATTAGGGTTGGCTTGAATTCCTGAATTATCACCTTTAAAATAAGCCATACCACCATCCATAGGATTAACAGCATACTGAGGATACAAGCTATTTAAATTAGCTGTGTTGGCTCTATTGGTAACACCATTAATAACTTGTTGTCTTAAATTTTGATGGGCCATAGCTTTACTGTTATCAAATTGCTGATTTAAAATAGTATACTTATCAAATAATTGAGTATCAAGATTAGCTTTATTTTGAGAAGCCTGGTTTAAAATATCAGTTACTCTGTTATGGTAATTGTTAGTTAATCCTACGTTTAAGTTATTGTATTGACCTAAAGTATCAGCAGCATTTTTAGCAGCTTGTCCTTGAATTACAGAACTAGCTGCAGCTAATTGTTGAGGATTAGTAAAAGCAGTTTGTGCCTGGTAAGCCATATTAGCTTGCTCAGAGTTAGCCGCCAGCTGTCTTTCAGGACTATATAATGTTAAATCAGGTACGCGTACTTCAGGAGTAGCTTGCCATGGTTGATATCTCTTAATATTAGCAAGGTCGTAGGCAGCCCCGGCAGTTCCTATAATATCTTGTAACCACCAAGGAGCTTTTTGCTTACCTCGAAGCTGAGGTATAATAGGATTGGTTCCTATAGGAGGAAGAGTTTGATCAGGCTTTGCTGTATCAGCTATAGTTAATTGAGTAGTATCATCAGGAGCCTCTGGCATAGCAGCAGGCTTCTGAACAGCTTGCCAGTATTGTTTTGTCCTAGGGCCAAACATACCATCCACATTACCTTCCAAATCAAACTGAGCTAATTTTTCATTTAAACCTTTATTGGTAGTTTTATCATGTTTAGCCAAAATACGAGTAGCCTCTTGAGGTAAAAGTTCATGGTATCTTTTCTGAAAAGCTTTTGTTTCTTCAGTTACTTTATTGATATCACCTTTAGATGAAGTTTCAGCTGTATGATATAAATTAGCTAACTCATCATATTCTTGTTGAGTTAATACTCTACTAGGATTAGACTTAGCTCTATGTTGTCTGATAATTTCAGCTTGTGCTGGGGTTAAGGGTGTTTTATCGGCCATGGTCTTGTTATTTTATTTTAATCCTAATAATGCTTTTTCTTCGGGTGACAAATCATCTACATAAAAAGTATCAACACTTGTTTTATTAGATTTAGTTGCCTTTGCAGGTTTTGTTTTTATCTCAATATTTGCAGGTTGTTGTTCAGCTTGAGTTGCAGCTTTAACTACTTTTTGTTCAACAGGCTTAGTTGTATTATCAACTTTAGTTTTATCTACTTTGATAGCACCAGATGTTGGTTTAAAAGTATCATTGAACAAAGCATTGATTACAGTTAAGTCTTCTTTGTTATATAATTGCCAAGGTTCTTTTACAGACTCCGGTAAAAATCTTGCTTTATTTTGAGGAAGATAACTTTCAATTTTCTTTATCTGATTATCCTTTTCAATAAGCTTCATGTAGTCATCTTTAGGAATAGCTGCATATTCTTGTTTCAACTTACCGTAAATACCTAAAGCTTTAACAGGTAAATCTTTGTATTTACTTTTGATAACCTCTGGCTTATAGGAAGAGTTACCACTAATTTTTGCAGCCTCCTCTTTTAAAACAGAAGATAAGTTTTCAAACATATCAGCATCAGTGCCTGGAATCATATCCAAAGAATACCAAGGTGTTTGAGTTTTTTGTTGTTTCTCAATAAGGTCGGCAACCTTGTGCATTTCAGCTGCATCTTTATTATTCAAAGCTGTCATGTAAGCATTGTAAATTGCAGGATATTTAGCAGCGAATTCTCCTTCAGATTTTCTAATCAAAGGTGCACCAAAACCTTTAGTTACCGCGTGTCCATCTTGAGCTTTTACTAAACCACCAAATCTAGAAACTCCCATGTCTGTATCAGGTTCATCAGATTGACCTTGTTCAGTACTTTCCATATTAGGATCCATCTGTTTAGGCCCAGCTTGATTAGCTCCTCCGATTAAATCTTGAGGATTAATTTCATTAGCTTCAACATAAGGCATAGCCATTTTAGGGATACCTTGTGGGAAACCTTTCATTGACTCTTGTAGTAAAGCAAGTTTTGCTAACTTCATATTGTAATTAGCAATCATCATTTCAGCTGTTTTCTTTTCTAAATCTTCAGCATCTTTATTTGCCAGAACTTGTCTGAACTTATTGATATCATATTTCTTAGCAATCTCTGCGGGAGTGTATCCTGATTTTTTAGGAATCATTCCAAACTGAGCTAAGATAATAGGATCTTTAATAACCATTTTAGGTGTATCACTGAAGATAAAAGAATCATCAGGAAGATTTAAAGGTGTTCCTCCTTTAGAATGTCTTTCTCCACCAATCTTAAAGTTAGTAGGAAGATTATCAATATTGATAACTACTTGTTCTTTCTTTTCAGCTTCTACATTAGCATCGGCTCTATCTACAGGTTGTAATGTAGTTCGAACATCCGTTAAAGGTTCTGAAAATTTAGTACTTTGAGTTCTATTAGGTAAACTAAATTGACGGTTACCATTAGTACCGTACAAGCCAGCTCTTAAATCAAGACCTTCTCTAGCCATAGGTAAATCATTTTCTCCACCAAATTGACCATAAAATTGTACAGGTACATATTGGTCAGGTCTTAATATTCCTGAGTTAGGATCATAGTCACCTTGAGATTGAGCATTTAAAGGATTTTTAATAAAAGAGTTATCAGCTAATTGTAAATTAGATAATTGTTGACCTGATTTATCTTTAGCTTTATTGATTGCAGAAGCAGCCGTATTAATACCAGCAATCATTATATCTGCGGCACCGGCTCCAAATTGAGGTCCATGTTTACTTTCAACAGTAAAGCTAGAATTATTTTGAGGGTTTTGCTGATTTTGAATATCTTGTTGAGGCTTAGGTGTACCAAAAGTATTTCTTTGAGCATCTCCTTTGAAAATGTTATTTGTACCAAAAGTGTTATCGGTAGCATTTGAACCAAAAGTATTTCTCTTCATCATTTGCTTGTTTGGGTCAATAGGATTTCCAAACTGATCATATTGAACAGCTCCAGCCATTTGATACATCGGCCCACCAAATTCTTTTGAAATAGGTTCATCAGGATTATACCAATCCCAATTAGTCATCTTTTTAGGATTATAGTCGGTAGGCATGTCTTTCTCATAATCGTAAATAGCACCGTTTGTACCCGTTTGAGTTTCTTCAGGTCTATGATTATATTTCTTAGCACGAGCTCTATCTTCAGATTTACCTTGTTGAGCAGCTCTCCATCTGCTAAACCATGATTCATTAGAATTAGCTCCAGCATCTTCAGTAGCCGGTTGAAAAGGATTATACTTATGATCTCCATAAGGATTTCCTTTAACTGGGGCATTTTGATTATAGGAACCTGTACTGCCCTGGTTAGGGTTACCTGTTCCAAAAGTCATACGAGTTTTACCCCAAGGACCAAAATGTTTATTTTGATATTCTTGTAAATAATAATTAGCATAAGCTCCAGGAACTGGATTTTGTGTTTGTTGATTTCCTACAGCATTTTGATTACTCTGATAAGATTGTTTATTAGAGTTATTTCTTTCATTATCACCTACATATTTAGAAGAGAATTGTAAAGCAGCTATCTGAGCTGGCGATAATCCTCCTATAAGATTAGGACCTACAGGCATACCATATTGAGCTTGACTTAAAGCTTGAAATAAATTATTACTATCATCCTTTAAGTTTTGATCATATTGACCTATCTTGGATTGATACATGTTTTGATAAGCTTGGTTTTGATAATCGATGCCTGTACTAAAACTAGCTCCACCCATCTGTTTAAATTCATTATGAATTTCATCAAGGGAAGCCATTTGAAAATTCTGAGTTAATTTGTTTTTAAACTGCATGGTCATATTTTGACCAGGATTAAGATCGTTCCCGCCTTGAGTAACTGTATTTTTACTGATATCTTTTTTATATTGTTTAGTCACACTATTTAACATATCTGTAAAACCCCCATGACTCATATAACCTCCACAGTCCATACAGGGAGCTCCGCCATAAGCAAAGTTCCCAAAAGGAATGTTAAGATTAGTTGTAGCTCCAAAGTCAAAAAACTCTTTAGCAGTGGGTGCTCCTTTAGAGCTGCCCCCACTAGCCATATGGTTATCGAAATCTTCTTTAGATTTAAACTTCTTATAAAAAGCAGCAACACCTGCTGGTGTGTTATCAAAGCCTGCAGCGGCTAAAATCTCTTCTTTAGTCATATACAAATATACAAAAATTAAACAATATTATCAAGCCATTCTCCACCTTCTTCAAACTTTAAGCCGGGTTTGTATCTTCTTTTACCCGTTGGTCCAAACAAAGTTACATTTCTCATCATGATGTCATTAACACTAGATTGAATATTTTTAGAAGTAAACTTGTTTAAACCTTTTTGACCACCTCTCCTAAATTCATCAACTTCATCCAGCCAACCACCTTCTTCCATTAAAGGTTTAGTCTTCATTCTGTTTTTGGCCTGCTCTAATAAAATCTTATCAGCATAATTTTTGCTATCTAAAACCATCATAGTGTCTGTCTTAGGAACAGCTTTATTGAATGCTTCATAAGATTCTCTTTCACAATTCACACAGCCGTAGGAAGCATTTCTGTCACTTTCTTTTCCTCTATAAAGACTGTCTCGGTTTTTGTAAACAGCCGGGTTAAACGGGTCCATATAAGTAAGATGAAAGCCTAAATCTTTTGCATTTGGAGCAGGAACTCCGTATGCAGGAATAGGTTCTACATCTCTCATCATACCGGCATAATGCTGCAACATGTCTGGAGATTTATAAGTAGATTCTCTGTTTATAGTGTAGTAGCCAGCGGGAGTATTTCTTAATTTAGAATTTTCTTTAAGATCAGATAAAGAGTAAGTATTAACATTACCTTCAGGATTCTTACCGGTAAGAACCGGAAAAGTTCCAGTCTCCCCTTTGTCTCCAAAGTAATAAGCTTGATTGGTTCTTTTATCTACAACCATGCCTGATTGAGGAATCTTTCTTTTATCTGCTGACGGTAATGGATATTTAGAACTGGTTGCTAATTTACCATTATACCATTCAGGATTTTTAGAACCTCCTTCTTGCATTGTATCTAACCATCCTCCATCTTTAGCAATAGGATACTCTGTAATAAATTGACCAGGATAATGATATTCCATACCGGGCATTTGGTACTGAGTATTACCGTGTTCATCCATTCCCCATAGAGGTTGGTCTACACCTTTCATTGTAATATGACCATCTTCTGTAGGAACCTGAACAATTTTTCCTATATTAGCCGGATTCCAATAACCCATGGGGTCAACAGGAAAACCAGGATCAACTATTCTATCCTTCTTTTTATAATTTGGTCTAGTAGAAGCAGGCTCTTTGCCTGAATATTCTATTTTAGGAACTCCATTACTTTTCATTATCTAGGTGATAAAAGGTTTTTAATATCAGCTAACATTAAATCAGATCTTTGGCCTGTATAAATATCTCTAATTGTTGTATAAGATACTTTAAATTCTTTTACAAGTTTCATTCTTTTTTCTCCATTTAATAATCTATTTTTTATATCAAGAACTTGATCCATAGATAATTTTCTGCTTCCATGATTTAAACTTACTTTTAATTTATGATTATCAGAATGTATTCTACCTAATTGAACTTTTTTAAGTTTATCTTTAGTCTCTACAGATAAAACAACACCTTTTCTAGCACCTATTCTACCATCTATAAAAGTTTTTTGTATAGCTTTTTTTAAATTTTCTATATGTTGTGTAGTTCTAATACCAAAACTCTTACCTTTTCTTTGTAAAGACATTTTATTTTTAGTTTCAATAGAATGTTTTCTATTTTTCATAGGTGATAAAGCATCATAAGAACAATTGAGACCAAGTGTTACACAATTATAATACTTTATATAAAAATTTTCCATAGGATTTACTTCATGACTATCTAAATTTTCTACTATTATTTCAAATTTATGATTTTCAATACCATACTTTAAAAAACTGTAATTAAGTTTTGGTTGACTTTTTGCATTGCTAGTTTTATAAGCATTATACCTTTTAGAAAAATTACAGGTTTGTCCAATATATAATTTTCCTGAAGGACTAGTTATTTTATATATACAATATCTTTTCATATTATCTAGGAGATAGTAAATTCTTTACGTCACTGAGCATCACCAACATCTTTCTGTCTCCAGATACTAATTTTCTTAATAAAACAGATACAGTATAATGTCTGAATTTTTTCTTTTGGAAATCGGCTTTATTATAATTTAAGTTATTGGCATTTAATAATCTAACATAACCATTAGGTTGTGTATCCCAAATTGTTCTTTGTGCAAAGCCTGGTATTAAAGGATTAAAGAACTCTCCGCGGTCATCAGTGATATCCCAAAATTGATTGAACCTATATTTGTTTTCTTCTTTAGAGAAGAGCACATTAATATTAGTTGGATTAATTATAGGGTATTGTAAGATAGCTGTAGGATCATTTTTAGGATTTAATACTAGTTTCAATAAACCTGAAGTTTGTTCAGTATTGTAAATAGTAGCTTCATCAAAATTATAATCAAGAACATGAAATCTATCAAAACAGTTAGGTGCATATTTATAGCATTCTAAAAGGTACTGAATACTTCTTAAAGAATTAACATCTTGACCCGTGTTCACAGTAAACTCAACCTCAAAAGGATAATCAATACCATAGTAGTTACAGTATAAATCACAGCGTTCATTGTGAATCCATAAACTATTTCTATCTAAAGGATTTACAGTTAAGAAAGTATTCTTACCTGGCAAGCAAAAGTTAGGGTGCCAATCATGAAGACTAAGCCATTCACCTTGACCTTTAGGATCATAACTAATAGTCCATGACGCATCATCAAAATACAAGTCCCATGGAGAATTTGGATTCCCTAGTTCGAGTACTAATCCAGTTTGATCTACCTGAAAGTTATTTCCTCCCACGTAGGTTAATGTTTCACTTAAATTTGTTTTTAAAGAATAATCTTTTTTACAGAAATATAATAAACCATTCTCATTATCATATACAGATTGACAAGCAACTCCGATAACCGGATTATCTAATAATTCAAATCCTGGAAAATCTTTTACTATTTGATATGGTAAAAAACTAGCAAACCACCATTTTAAACCTTCATCAGAGATAGCTTTAATTCCATTACCTACAACAGTAAATATCTTACCTTGATTTTGACTCATCCAAAATACTCCTGCAGGTGTATTAATAACACTCATCCTATTTTGACAAGAACCATATTCATGTGAGTTTTCAACATTTACTAAAGCTTGTAATGGTTGAGAAAATAATCCACCATCACCAATTGTAAGTTTGGTGCCAAGACCTGTTTGTAATTGGTCAGTTCCTTGAAACTGAACTGGGCTGGCGGCATCAAAGAATATAATAGCTCCGCTTTTATTGATTGGTTTTATACATGTCGGTACATTATCAAAATCATAATAATTATTAGTTAAGAAAACTTTCCAACCATCTTTAAGACCTTCAAATTGTGCAGGTAAAGAATATATAACTCGGCTATCCTGATAGATAAAACAACTTTCAGCTAAGTTGGGGTTATACTGTGGAGATTGCATTGCAGCCCAAGAAACATAATTACTAAATAACTTGGTTACACTTAATGAAATATCATATTTATAATAATTTCCTGACTTAATATGTTCAGTTTTAAATATAGTTTTAGTATCTCCACCACTATATGGATCAAAGAATTTTTGAGATTCTAAAGGACCTTGTTCTCTGTATGCTGTATTAATTTCACTCTCAACAAAAAACTCTCTTACTCCTGAATTGAATAAATAGAACCAACCTCGTTTATCAAATCTAAATAAGTTGGTTAAAGTAATACCACCAATACCACCACCACCGGATATAGTAGCTCCATCTAAAGCATAATAATCACTAGGTACAGCAGGATTAATAGGAGAACCAGCTGTAATAGAAGGTATACTACCACCAGCTAATTGACTTATAACATTTGATGTAAAATCACTAGTTTGAAATTCATCAAAATTAGCCCAATATCTAGGATACGGCACCATGGTATGTGCCAAATAATTTAAATGAGCTCCTTCAGGTTGACCTTCTAACCAATCATAAAAAAAGAAGAATGTATTTTTTTCTGTATATCGATTAATATAAACATCTCCATTAAATAAAGTTGTGGTTTTAGAAGTAGTACCTATAACATTCCCTAAATCATCAATCAAGTTACCTGCAGCATTATATTTAACTTCAGTATAACAGTTTCCTACAGGCAGCTGAACAATATTATTTAACTGACCATATTGATTTCTTATTCTAACTTTTAAAGCACCATAATGTGAAGAACATGTTCTATTAATTTCTTCTTTTAATAAACTATCAATATCTGTAATACCTAAATCATTACCTGTAAATCTAGAATTATCAACAATACCTGGTGCACCAAATTGATTAGTACCAGCAGCTGTTTCAAAATGTACAGTTCTTGAACGGAATAAGTTGTTTATACTTTTTCCATTATCCAATAATGCAATTTCAGGATTAAGATATCTTTGATTATCTATTAAATTTCTTTTAGTACCTCCAGTTGTATCATAGTTACTATAGTAACCTTTAGAATGATATCTTACAGCAAAGTCGCGATACTCTAATAAAGCTTTTATTAACTCTATAATACTATCAGTACCTGTAGAGAAAGCATTTACAAACATTGGGGCAGCAACAAGAGTTGCTATACCTGTACCTAAATCATCTAAATAACCATTTGATTGTACATGTTCTGTAGTCTTTGTAAAACTTGAAGAAGTAGCAATACCATTAATAGTATCTTGTAATATTTGATATTGAGCACCCGTACTAAGACCTGTAACTGTAGTATTAAGTAATACTGTAGATTCAATAAGAGGTGTAGCAATACCTGTAGCTGCATTTATTGCTGCATTTTCTACAGGAATTAAAACTTGATCACTAATAGATGGTGAAAATATAATAGTATAACCCGTAGAACTTGTAGTAAGTCCCATAGTTTGTGGTTTTTTATATGTACTTTGTCTTGTTCCGTTGGCCGCTACTACAGCAAGACCAACACCACCAATACTGGCAATTAAAAAAGATAAGTTACTAATAAGTTTTTCTTTAGGATGCTTTTCAGATAAATCAAATTTACCTGTAGTTTCTCCCCACATATTACCATAAACTCTAAATTCTTTTGTTGCTAGAAAAGGATTATTAAAGTTAGTTTCTGGTGAATGAAAAGTATAATCTCTTTCACTAAAATGATTAGGTGCTCCACTTATACCTGAAGGATAAGGAAAACCTACTACTGTATCATTTAATGTACGAGATCTGTTAATAGATAAATAATCATCTCCTCCTAAATCATTATACGGGTAGTTAGGAAATAATCCTAATTTTGAAGAACCTGCATTTGGTATAAGATAAGATCTCATATTATTGATAATACCTTTAGCAATAACAGTTTTGTTACCATTACGAGTACCTCTTAAAATTCTATATCCTACAATACCAGGTATAACATTACCACTGTTATCGCGAGGAGCTTTGATATTATCAAAAGCTACACCCATAACTCTAATCTTATTACCACCAGTTTCAAATATTGAAGCTTTATCAAAGCTACCAGGAATAGCATCTTCAGGAAATTTATGATGTCTTATCGGTGTACCACACAAATCATAATCAGAAATTTGACTATAAGAATAAGGAAGTGTTCCCACTGTAGACCAAGGATGTGCACTTGAATTCCAGATGTCTGGTTTTTTATCTGGATAAAATTCAGAAGATTCCCAATAACTCATTAAGCCTTCAGCAATAAGAACTCCACCATCAGCTTGTACAGTATTTGGAAAAGGTGTTAGTGGCCCCATTGAAGAAGTACTATAAACTTTCCAATACTCATCATCATCTGGATAAATATTATTACCTACAGTTGGCGGCAAAGGAGCTTTATCTGCAGCTGAAGCTGGTCTACCTGGAATATGATAAGAAGCAGATTTATCTCCTGTATCATATATCCATTGAATAAAATAAGGATAGACTTCATCTCTCATATATCCCACATTATTACCGCCCTTATGATAGTAATCAGCAGGGTATTCTACAGATTGCCATTTACAAGTAATTTGATTGGCTAAAGGTTGGTAATTGAAATCTTCTTTTGATGTAGGACCTACTCTTAATAAATACTCTCCTACGTTATACATAGCATCAGATTTATTAACTATTGGTGACATGATTGGGACTTGCTCAATAGGAAAAGCCGGCCATGTATCAAAAATTGTATCAAAGCTTAATCTTGTTTGACGCGTACTGTATAAGCCAGCTTGTCTAACAACAGTTTGTTGATTGATTGTGGAAATTGTATATACAATAACTTCATCATATGTAAGATCGATATCATCAATAAATACATCTAAAGCTGAAGCACTGTTGTTCTGATCAAATAATGGTTGAATATTAGAAACATATAAGTCACTAATTTTTTGTCCTTTTACAGCATAGGCCATGGCTACCATATAGGAGCCATTCAATAAGTTACCTCCAGCATATCCTCTTTCAACGCGTATACAAATAGGCTTGATTAATAAAGCTAATCTGATTTTGTCACAGTCTAATGCTGGTGTATTTGTACAAATAATACAACCTCCGGGTAATCCACCATTTGAATCAACACAAGTCTGTATCCAAGGAATAGCACTTTCAGGATTAGTATAATAATTAGGGTTTAGAATGGGGTCTGTAGGAGCAGCAGCCGCTGCAATCATATCTTCAGGAATATTAAATTCTAAATTTCTTGAAGGATTTAATCCATCATCCCAGTAAGCTTTATAAGTACAAGCACTTGTTGAACGAGATACTCCTTTGATTAGATTTTCTAAAGTAAAACCTAAACAAGAATCATTTACTAAAGGTAAGTAAGAACAACTACCTTCTTGGAATAAACCAATTTCAGAAATACCTGCACCATCTGTAGAATATACTAACCAGTAATCTTCAATTACATAAATAAAACCAGTCATGGTTGCAAAAGGATATGTTAACCTAATGCATTCTTTATTGGCTGGTTCATTACCCAACTTTCCTAAATCCCCTGTTATTGAATTATTAATAGCATTACGGGCTTGAGTCCATTCATTTGAAGGCAAGTGAAAATCATTGACATCTTCATTTAAAGATTTGTCAAAGGTTCTTACTTGACCACCACTATTATTTTGTTGTTCATCAGCCATAATTAAAATCTGTTACTAGATTGTTGGAAACCATTCACTCTACCGAAATCACTATATTGACTATAACTTTTAAATTGGTCATAATATTTAGCATATTGAGCTTTTCTATTAGCTTCCCATAAAGCTTTCATTTCAGAAAAATTAGGAGTATTTACAATAGACTTTGAAATATTACGAGCTTGTCTTAAGCGTTGTTCTACCAGGTTTAGTTTAGCTGTTACATTCTCATCATTCATTAATAAATTTTCAAGTATTCTCTGTTTAACAGCATACTCATAATATTCATTAATTTCAGGATGATCAACAACTAATAAATTACCTTGGTCATCTTCCATAGCTCCTTGATAACTAATATAAACTTTACCTTCTCCAAGATTAGTAAATAAAAAATTATCTTTAATCCAACCTTGAGTAGGTGATTTTACATAAAGATTCGGACAACCACACTCAATACTTTGATCATTAGTCAACATTTGTAAAGGCCATAATCTTTTATATGTTCTAGATTGAGTATTTACAATCTGAACTAACTCATAAGATTCACCTTTACAATTCATTTGAATCTTTGGTTTCACACAATAACTTTGTCCTTCAGGTAATACAGGACAAACTGCAGGATTAACCTGGCAAGCACAAGTATTACAAGGTACACCACAAGATTGGCAATTCACTGTACCATCAGTACAAGAACTAATAACAGCCGGTGTTTGATGATACTGAGGTATAACAGATTGTTCTGTGATATGCGTTCCTTGACTTACAGCTTCATGAATAGTAACATCATCACAAACTAATGCATAATTTAAAGTATAAAAATCATCAGGTAATTTTACATGATCATTGCATACATCAAGAATAGCTTCTTTAGTCATCATAACTCTTAAGCCTAAATCATAAGTTACACGTTTGGCAACTTTTAATAATTGTTGAGGCTCTATCATATTTTGTAATGATAGATTTTGAAAATCTACTTGTACATCATTAAGCATCTCATCAAAAGTTCTGTATTTTACGGTGTAATTATACATTGTTAAATATTTTTATAGTAACTGTTAATTAAGTTCTAAGGGGTGACTGATTATCGTCTACACTTTGTATTGGTATTTGGATTAACACAGTTAAATCTTTAAGTACCATTTGTTCAATTTCTGCAAATAAGTATTCTGGAATATGTGTATCATCATCTTGTCTTTTTTTACATACATCTCCGTCACATTTATACATGGCTACACTTTCATTCCATAAGCCTTCTACTCTTACTGATTCCCATACAATATTTGGAAAATATAAATAGCCATCTAAATACCAGTAATATTTATTAGTATTATACTTGAATGTTTTAGTATTAGCCATACTAGTATAAGTACTCGGATAAGTTTTAAAACATTGAATAGAACCATCGATTGAACTTACTGTTCTGAATAATGGACCATAAGCTCCTTCTAATACTGTAGGTAATTTATCTTTAGTTCTCATGATTGTGCAATTGGATTTTATTCCAGCACAGCATGCCTCAATCTTATCAACTTCAATTAATTCAACACAAGGTAATGGTTCAAATAAACTTTGAAATCTCATAATCTTGTTCTCATTATCCTGTCTACGGATTAGAGTCTTTGCATATTTTAATACAAGAGAATACAAAAATCGATCAGTTAAGAAAGCATCTTCTTTGACACCTTTAACTAAGTTTCTTAATCTTGATACGCTATCACCTATTGTAGTCATTTTGTTTATGTTAAATCAAATTCATTATATAAAGGATCAATTACAAAGTTACTCTGAACTTTTCTAATCCAGTCACTTTTAAATATAGTTTTTAAATATTTTGTAATGTGTTTACCATTCTCTACTTGTAAAAATATCTTCCAATTTTCTCTATATGATGGAGGCACAGCTCTTTTAAAATCCCTATGAGCTTTAAATATCCAAAGTTCTCTGTTTCGAAACTTGTATTTGTTAGCATAATTGGTATAAAAAATCTTAGCTAAAAAATTATCAGATTCAAAATTTCTATGTCTCAGTAAATTCTCTGATTTAATAGAGTTTCCAAAATCAGTATTATATTTTTTAGCACTAAAGCAAGTTCCTAAAAATATATAACCCAGTCCTTCAGGCAATTCTATACCTTCTCTATTATGAACCACATGATCCCATAATTTACCATGAAAAGTATTCAATATTAATCTTACATCTTTTAAACTAAGATGAGCATACTGAGGATATTTTTCAATGAACTTTTTAACAAAATCATTACTTAAGATTTGATGTATACTTTCGCGACATCTAGGGGCATTTAAGTCTGGTTTTTTAAAGTCTTTCATAACTAAATATACATAATATTTTCAAGTTTTAAAAATAAACTTTTATTGTGTAAATTACAAGTGTTTATAAAGCAAAACTCCCCGGTATAATTTAACCGAGGAGTGCCTGTTAGACCAGGTTTAAACCAACAAACCCTGACTTTCAATATTTAACAATCACCATTGACTATAATAGTTAATGGTTGATCTCCAGTTATACTTCCTTCTACTGCACAAATTACTAAACCAGGGTCTCCTGTTTTAGGTCCTTCTGCTGTCATAAACTGTCTTGTAGTACAATCAATATAATAAATTGTAGCATCAGTACCGGTTGCTGAATTTACGGTATAATTCTTACATACTCCACAACATATATTAGGATATGGAATTACATTGAATAAATCAATAATACGTTGAGGCATACCAGCAATACCACATAAGTAAATAATACCTCCATCAGCTAATAAGATATCAGGTCTAGTTGTACCATCACAATTTAAACCTAATTCAGATATATTAAAATCATACGCATCACCTGTGTTATTTGATAATTGATAAGCTTTACAACTCGGATCTGGTGTATAAGTTACTGTAAATGGTACTTGGCCTGTAGGAGAACCTTCGGCATTACAAGTAGCTTGGATATATCCTTCAAAAATTATAGGATCACATAACTCAGGATCAACCATTGTGTTAATTAAAGCCTGGCAAGTATTACCACCTCCTAAACAATCAACAATATTAGTGCATACATAAGGATTGCCAGAACCTTGAATTCTCCAACAGATTCTATGTGGGCCGGCATAATTTGATATAAAATTTACAGTTATAATAGCTGGTGTCATATTTTTATTTTTTAATTAATTAACAAGGTTTGTAACATAAGCATCCACCAACACTTACATTGTTTAAATAAGTAAGATAAGTTGCTACACTAGCAATGATAGTTCCTTCAGGACGGCAATCTACAACAAAACCTTTATTTAAAAGAGCTTTGATAACGTCTGCCACATCTGTTTCTGTAAATAAGGGTAATAAAGTTTCAATAAAATCAGCTATAATACATAATTCAGTAGTACCATTAAAACTAGATTCTTCAACTACACCTAATCCAACAAATATTCCTCCCCATTTATTAGGTAATAAAGTTTTTATTCTAGCAGCACATTCACTAAAATTAGTACCACAACAATTAGTATTAGGAGGAACCGTTGCAAAAGCTGTACTTAAAGCTACATTACCCTGACCTTCTTTAATTGTGTTCATAGCTGTTAATGAAGCATCAACTTCAATACAACAAGGAGGTAAACATGTAGTTGAGTAAACAGCCTCATAATATACAGAATATAAAGGAGCTGATGCTAAAACATATCTATGAGTAGCTTCACAATCAGGGCAACATAGATTACAGTTAGTTAATAATTCTCCAGCATCTAAATAATTTTCAATACCATTTATTACAACATCAATAGTTCTAATACCTTGTGATGGTATATATCCTAATATTTTTGTAAATAAATCAGATAAAGGATTTAAGCATGGAGCAGCTACTGTATTAAAAGTAAAGACAGGACAAGTTGCCACTGGTACTCCAGCTAAATTATAAGGTATGATTTTCCAAAAATAAGTTGTATCCGGTAATAAAGGATAGGCTGGAGTATAAGAAGTTAATATTTGACCTACTGATACCAAAGTTAAATTTAAAGAATCTGTACCTAAATATACATCATAAGAAGAAGCTCCAGGTATCATGTTCCAATTAAGAGCTTGTGTATTAGATACAGCTGTAGCATTGTTTGCAGGAATAATCAAACTTGCACACTCCAAGCAAATAAAAGGAGCCAACTGAGAAGCTAAGTTATTAATAACCGCTTCAACAGTCTGACCAGTTTCTATACTTAAACAGTCATTTCCTGTACCTGTATAATATACACATTTAGCATCAAATGTTTCATTACAAGGACTCGGCTCTGGACAGCTTGGTAAATCTCCAGGACAAGATGGTGGTGTAGTCAACCCTTTAGGAATGCAACCACATTCACCATTATTACATTCTTTTTTACAATTTGGACAATTATTCATGTTGTATTATTTTATGTGGTTGTTACTAAAGTAAAGTCACAATAAGTATCTACTGAATTTACTGTTACTACTAATCTTAATTTGTATTGAGTTAATGGTAATACAGGGAAAGCTGCTAAGAATGAACCTGATACTACTTGAACTATAGTATTAGCAACACTATATCCTCCTAAGAATGTATTTGTTAAAGCATCCCAAAGCTCAATACTATATGTTGCTGTAATAGCTGCTGTAGTATACGTGTAATCAATCTGAGCTGTTGTAGTTGTACCATAAGTAACTACTGCACAATTAGCTTGATTAACAACTACAAATTGTAATGTTGATTGACACTGTGATCCAGTAGTAGTACTTGTAAAGCTAGGACTAGCATTAATTGTTAAATTAGAAGTTGTATTTAAACCACTACCTGATATATTAACAGGAAACCCTCCCATTGTATTAATCATACTTGGTATATCAATAGTAACTCTCATACTAGCACCAAAATCATCAGTTATAGTAAATATAGTTCCTGCAGGAAATGTATTTGAGAATGTACCAGGTATGGTACCATTAATAAAAATTGTTAATGTTGTAGGAGCATAACTTGCAAATATGGTCATTCCTATAGCTGCACAATCACTTGGTAAATAATTATCAATAATATTTTTAATGGCTAATCTCATATCTGAAACTACAACCCAAAGATTACCAATAGAATCAGCTTCATTAGCTACTGTATTGTTAAAACCAGGTAATGAACTAATAAGAGCTAATGGATTATTTAAAGTTGGAGTAGCTCCTAAATTTGCAGGTTGATTGCCAATATTTGTAAAAATATTATTAGGAGTACCTGTTGCAATTCTTAACTCACAAAATTGTTGTTCTAATGCTGTTAATACTGTAAATGAATCTGTAGGTATAGAGGCTGTTACACAAACCGGAGTCATTACAGGAGTAGGATAGACAGGTGCTGGAGCATTTTCTAAATTAGTAATTCTAGTATTATGATTTACTAATGTGGCATTTATAGTACTAATAGTAGTTACAATATTTGAAACACGGTTACCAATAGTTACAGCATATTCACTAGTAGTCATAGTAGTTACTATATCACCAAATTGGTTAACATATCTAAATGCTGGTGCTATTGGAACAATAGGATCTCCTCCAGATGGAGGCGGTACTACAGGAACAGTTGGAGTCACCGTAGTATTACATGGGTCACAACTATTTAAACAACCTGAACATTCTTGAACATAGCAAATCTTGTTAATAACAAGTTGAATAAATTCTTTAAATGTCTCTGGCTTACAAGCACCACCGGCAAAGCATTTTAAATCATACTCATTCATGTCAAAAGTATCCATGATTGTGCATAATTCAGTTGCTAATTTATACACCACTTCTGTAATAGAATCTCCTTTACATAGAGCAATACAAGGAATATCAGGTCCTTGCCAAACTACACAATTTGATGATGTATTAGAACATCCTGATTTATCTATATTTAATGGTTTCATTATGTTGTAAATTTATTATTAATATACGGATTTTCTATTATATTTCCAAAGTTTATATACATTGACCTAAACCACAATTATCAGTTGAATAAGTTATAGTTACAACACCTCCTGCAAAAGTTGTTAAGTTAGGATAATTTTTAGCACATATTGTACCAGTACTTGTGATAACTTTTGTAGCTGGAACACCGTTACAATCAATATATTCAAAAGTACACGGAGTTGCTGTATTAATTGAAATTCTATAACATTGACAAGTTTCTGTTGGTGTAGATGTACAAGCTGTTGTACAAGGACCATTAAGTACTACTGTACCAGAACCAATTTGAGGTGCAGAACCTGCATCACAAATATTAATTACACCAGTCATATTCAATATAATATATGAAGCAAAACAATTATCATATAATAAAGTAGTAGGTGCTCCTAAATTTGTTATTGTATAACAACTAGTTTGTGTATTACAAACAGGTGTTAGTACACATTCGCCTAAACCACAATCATTACTGATAGCGGTTACATTTAAAGGAGCTCCTCCAGATATTGAAAATGGAGCACCAGATTCTGAACAATGATAAGACCATCCAGCTCCTAATGTAACATTTAAATAACCCGATGTAGAACCACAAGGTATATAAGAAATTGTTCCCCCTAAAGCTGGCATTAATACTTGGTAACATACACAAGGAATAGGAATATGACAATCTACACAAGCTATAGTATTTTTAACTAATATATTTATAACAGCATTAGCACTAGCTGATGTAAATGTAGGTACTTTTCCAGAACACAATAAAGTCGGAGTTCCTGATACAATAGTTGTAGTAATAGGAACTAAAGGATTATTACAAGAAGTAGTTACCATATCTACTGTAGCAGGATTAAGATCATTGGATGTTATTATAACTTGATAACACACACAAGAAGGTGTTAAACCACAATTTGTAGTACAGAATCCAGTATTAGTTACTGTGGAGCCATTGATAACTGTAGGGGTTGTTTCAGAACAAACGCTAATATTATCACTTGATGAAACCCTAATTATAACATCTATATCATTACAACTTGTATATCTTATTTGATCTCCACCAGGTCCTGGAATTATATTCCAACAATAACATACAGGTAAAGGAGCTACACATAAATCACTACCACATTCTTCAGCTGCAAGTATAGCAACTACACCACTTAAAATAACAGGTGGATAATGTGCACATACTGTAGCATTAGAAGTAAAAGTTGCTGTTTGGTATTCACAACAACAATCAATCCAACCTAAAGTATAATCAGTTCCTGTTAATATATAACAATTACAAGGAAGTGATTGAGTTTCTACAGTAACTACACCATCTGTAAAAACAGGAGGAAAGCACAAATCATCTAAAGTAGCACTGATTAATATAGGTTCTACACAAGTAGGTACCAAAGTAAAGATAGCATCTATTAAACAAGGAGCTTTGCAATCACATAATGTAGATTTACACATGCTCGGGTCACCCATAAGCATATAATCTAATTCTGATTTTTGAATATCCCAAGTATCAACATCCTGATCACAACATACAGTAATACCATATCTTTTAATCAACATCTCATTATATACTTGTAATGCAAAATTACAGTTAACGCGTTGTAAATACTCAAGTGTTACACATGAATTGGGACTGTTATAACCAGGTTTTACTTTTCTAAGGTTAAGTTCTAAAGGAACTGGTACCGGAGTAGGAGGTAAGCACTCCAAGCAAGTATCAAATTCTGTAACTTCACCTTCAAACTTAATACTATTCACACAAGAATTAGCTTCAGATACGGTCCAACAGATATCACCACAACCTTTAATCTTAATGATTTTTCCTACATATTCACTTAAATCTGTACATAAAATCATATCTGGCACAGCATTTTGACAATCTTCTAAAAGATAACAAATAGCCATACAAGATTCACAACAGTCATAACTTATCTCAGAAAAGGTACCGGTAAAAGCAGGAGCTAGTTGAGAGGGGGCTTGAGCTACACTACCACAAGCTGTAATAGCTATTGGATTTATTAAAGGGGTATATGTAATTTCATAGACACTTCCAATATAACCTGATAAATCAGTACTTGTAATAATAGGATCTAAACCTGTTCCTTCACAAAAAGTTATTTGCCAAGCTTCACAAGGAACTTGAGGAATTGTTACAATTTGAGTACAACTTAAACCATCACAAGTATTTAAAGCATATCCATCGGGACATGAATAACCTGAAGTTTCACCAGTTTGCCAATTAAGGCCAATCTGATCTCCAGAACTAAATACAATATAAGGATCAATATCACCAGGAAGAGCAACGGCTAATAATTGAGCTAAAGTAGCATCATAAATTTCAAAAGCAAATATAGCACTTACTCCTGCATTTTTTACTTCACCTGTAATGATATGTAAGCCGGCATTTAAAGTTATTGGAAATATCTGTAATTTCTTGAAAGCCCAACCTGAAGTATCTTGATTAAGCATCAATACACCATCAATAAATATTCGGGCAAAGTCATCTACAGCATATGCTATGTAATAAGTTTTAGTTTCTGTAAGGGTAACACAATAACTAAAACCAATCCATTCATCAATAGGATCCCATGTAAATGAGTTAGTCCATACACCAGCAATTCTCATTCTAAAATTTAAAGAAGACATCAGTCCTCCCCAAATTTGATTAGATAAAGTATTGGTAATTAATAAAGGAACTAAGGTATTATCCGTATAAGCACTTACATTACCTGGAGCTGTTGATAAAATAGGCCAAGGTTTGTTAGTGATATCTTCATAAAATTCTGCAGCTAATGTACCAAAAGTACCTTCAAACCAAAGAGCTTGAGCTACTGTATACTGTGTGCCATTATTAATAGGAGGAACACTCACTGTACCTTCACATAAGCCGGCTTGATTTAATACATAACCATCAGGACATCCACATACCACAGGTGTGCAAGCACAAGGTTCAGGACATTGTACAATTACTGAGTTTATATCTGTAGGTACTGTAAGGCTTCCGTTAACTGTATAGCATGCCCCACCTTGTCCAAAAAAAGTAATAGTTAATCCATCATATGGATATAAAACTTGTGTTGTAAATAAGCTTGGCAACTGAGGATCACACGGTGTTAATATATAGGCTCTGTAGGGAATGGTATTAATACAAATTGGATTACCAGGTGCTAATAATATACTAGCAGCTTTTTCACAATCTAAACATCCTGTTTCATTTAATTCTACATAAAAACAAATACCAGGATAGCCTATAACATTAACATTTTGTCCTATATAGGCCATCAAAGGAGCTGATACAACTGAATCAGTAATTAATACTGTAGTATCATTTAAAGTACAAGATGTTAATGTTATGCATGCCATAGCTTATTTTTATTTTGAATTAGGTGCTCTAAAAGTTCTTACTTGAGGAGTTCCCGGTTTGGGAACAGTTAATCCTTTCAATGAAGCTTCGTAAGTAGCTAAACATGTGTTACACACACTAACTCCATTTGAGGCTGTCTTTCTTTGACAAGAACAACCTAGTGTTGTTTTACAATTTGAACAAGTCATTTTATGTTGGTTTTTATTGGTTTAACATGTTTTGCAACCTGTACTGCAGGTCATTTTATCTAATAGAGAATTAGCATATTTGTAAAGTTCCATACCTCTTTTAGGATCGTGGCAATCTTCTACATATGCTTTGGCCGCTTTAAGATATTGTTCTATTAATCTAATCTGATTAAGCTTATCTTTCTTACTTGCTGGTGGATCACAAGCTCCTAATTGTAAATCACAATAAATAGCTTTGATTTTATTAAGTGCACATGTTACGCGAAGATGATTATATTCTACATATACATAATCTTTTGGCTGCACACTATACTTAATAACATAAATTCCATCAGGAACATCATAAAATTGAGTACCACATTCATTAGATTGAATCTCTAAATCACAAGCTGTCATATTTGCATTAAAACCTGGTTCAATTTGAGGGGAAGCAAAGTTTACAGGAGTATTAAATCCCGGAACCGTTATTTGTAAAAGTGGACATGTAATAGGTATACCTGTTGCATACACACTAGTATCTACTACTCTGAAGATACATTTATTCATTGTATCTGGAATTTCCAGACTTAATACATGTTTTGACATAATACAAAGATATAAAAAAAGGAGGAGTTTTTGTCTCCTCCTTTTTATTTTTTATTAGGTTAATAATTAAGCATTAGGTTCTGGTACACAAGCTACACAAGCATGTGTGTCAAAAGGAACACAGTTTGCACATGTATCTAACCATGTAGCTAAGAAAGTATCTAAAGCAGCATTACCTGCAGTTCCTGTAACTACTTCTAACATGTAACGGTCATTATCAAAAACTCCAGATGGGTTGTTGAAACGAGGTACACTATGTAAGATATAGTAACGAGTGTATAAAGCATTTCTTGGGATAGCATTACTGATATCATAACCTTGAGTAATTTCACGGATACGTAAATCAGAGTGGAAGAAGTTTTGTAAGTAAGACTCAGATAAGATAAAGTCTTTTAAAACTGTATCTCCAAAGCCCATACCTTGTAAACCTAAACAATCATTGTATACACATAATCCTTCAAATACACATGGATCACCATTGTAATCTACTAAAGATGCATAAATTTTAACTGGCTCTCTTTCGAAGAAATCAGTGATTTGGAAAGTACAATCTCCAAATACAGTTCCTACATAAGCTCCAAATAAACGCATACCTGCAGTTAAACCTGCATATGGTCCTGCTGGAGATACGTAAGCATCCCACCATTGAGCTGGAATTACAGCAGCTCCTGAAATAGGATCTACAGTTGTTCCTGGTGCATACCAAGGAGCTCCTGTTGTATCAAATACAACTGGTAATACGAATGGATTTAAATAGTTATTGATAATTAAAGCTTTTGCCCACTCAATGTACACTAATGTAGGGTCAACTGCATCAGGAACAGGACCAGAACAACAACCTGTGTAAGCAGATAATGTTTGGTAAGCATTGTGATTTAAAGCACGTAAAGCTGGTGAACCTTTAACATCAATTCTTAAGTAGTAAGTTTCACCACATAAGAACTCATATGGACAGTTAGCTTGAACTGTACCACCTTGGAAACCTGTAACAGGTAAACCTGGTACTACTGTTTCAGGAGTTACACCTACAGAAGTTACTGCTTGTTTAGGAACACAGTCATCAACACGATATGCAGCTTGTACATATTTAGGGTTAATAACTTTTGATTTGTTAGTTTCTTTATATCCTCCGTGAAAAGGTCCAATTTTGTCATTAGTTTGCAAAGCAGAACTAGCTAACAATAAAGGGCAACATGCATCTGCAACTACGGTACCTACACATAGATAAGTTTTTGGATCAAAGAATCCAAAGTAACCTGGAGTTAAAGTTGATAATGTAGCTGTAGTAGTTCCTGCAGTAGTAATCATACCACCTGTTGAAGCAGGGTTTAAAGCTGTGATTGGAGCTCCTGTTGAAAGAGCTGTTCTTGTAGCACCAGTTCCTAAGAATCTTTTGCTGAACGCGTGATTAAAATAAGCCATTTTGTTTTTGTTTTTTGTTGTTTATAAATAAAAGTTAATACTAATATATGTTATTCTTTATGAATTTCCAAATTTATTTTAAGAAAAGTAATTTATATTTTATTGAGTTCAATGTAGACTTGATAGTATCAAGGTCATTTATGATTTCACTGTAAGGCATTTTAGCTTGTAAAGCTGTAATTGTTTGGGCCATCTCTCTCATATAAGTTAGAGCTTCTCCTACAGAGTTAATAGATTTTGGAGCAAGATCCTCATAAGATAATAACTTTTCAGAAGCTCCTTGGAACTGTTCAGCTAAGTCATCGGCATGTCCCGGTAAAGCATCATACAATTCATTAAGAGCTTTATGGCCGGCATATGATCCAACACCTGTAATCTTTAAATGCATCTTGTGCATAGACACTGCAGCATTCATTAACTCAGATACACAACTAGCAACACTGGTCTCTAGGGTATCTGATTTTTTTTCTGTGCCTGGTCTTTTTACAAAAGGTTGATTCATGATAATTAATTATTTTGTTCAGTTCTTTGTGCCGCGATAGATACCTGAGTCATAGACTCAATATCACCAGCTATGATTTTCACAGCTTCATCAATAAATACTTCAACTAAGTCATCTTTAAATTCTGAGATTATATCTATTGCAGGAACAATTCCTGTATAAGGATCCGTAACTCCAGCAATTTGAATATGTCTTGGTTGTCTATAATGTACAAATGAAGCATTAGCTATTGTAAAATCTCCGTTTGTATAAATCTGGATTTGGTTATTGGAAATAGTAGCAAAAGTTTCACCCCAATCATAATTAGGATTTTTGTTTTTATCTCTTAAGATATCATCTACATTGGCCACTTCACCTAGATAAACAATCATAGGTTTTGGTTCTGGGCAACAATCACTTTTAGCATTTGCTGATACTCTTTTCCACTGTAAATAATTAGCCGGGAAATTAGTACTCTCAAAATAAGTTTGTTTATTAACAAGGGTTAATGATAAAGTAGTTAATAAAACCTGTAAATCATCTATTCTCCTAGTAGACTGTTCATCACCTTCTTTTACAATATTTAATCCATGTAAATTTCTACGGCACCAGTCAACCTGTCCTTTGTTAAAAGCCTCAACAATTTGCCATGACTCAATATTATCGTAGTCATTAGATGATAATTTGTTTAAGCGATTTTTCACTTTGATTAATATAGCCTGATTAAGCATTGTTTAAATAAGTTATAAGATTTAACAATGTATTAGTATTATCTTCAATCATTCCTAAAGCTGTATTACATTTTGCACATAATAAACCTCTTACTTTTCCAGTTGTGTGACAATGATCTACACATAAATCACTTTTTAAAGTTGATCTATGTTTTTTACAACCTGAACAGCAACCTTCTTGTTTTTCAAACATTAAAGAATATTCTTCCAAAGTTATACCATAAATAGCTTTTAAATGAGGTTTAGCATCTTTTACTTTTAACCATCTTTCTTTATTATAGGTCTTTGTTTTTTCTTTATTGTTAATTAAATACTTTTTTCTAATTTCACTTTTACCAAACTTGGCAGCTCTTGCTTTATATGTATCAATATTAGCATGATAATGAGCTTTTTTATATGCAGCTATTTTTTCTTTATTTTTATAATAATAAGTAAGAGCTCTACTTTTTTTAGGGGTAGGCTCTACTGTATTAGTTATGAGAATAGCTGAATTAAGCATTATCCAAAGTTAAATGGTTTTGTTTTAAACACCTGCTGAACCTCAACACGCGGTTGTTTCTTGTTAGGAGAATTACCTTCTACTGTCTTACCATACACACCCAAAATCTTTGAGTCTGTAGAAAGAATAGAACCACCTTTGTTCAACTTATCTTGCTGATCATTGAAGTGTTTCATTACTTTGGCTGCATTTGCTTTTTTCATATTACTTCTTTTTAGCTATTTTTTTAAAAGTCAAAGCTAATGCTTTTCTTGTAGGTTCACCATTAGGTTTTTTCATTGGCCCTTTTACACCAGACATTCTTGCACAGAATGATTTTTTTCTAGGACCTCCTTCAGGCTGTGGAGCCTTAAGATTTGATCCGGGATTAGCTTTATTATAAGAGTCTCTACCTTTTTGGTTTAACCCACCAGTTTTACTTTTACCTTCAGATCTGGTCCATGCTGGAGTTTTTGCCATTATTTAATTCTTTTTAAATTATCATAAATTTTTCTAGCAGTATAGTTATTATCATTTAGATGTTTTAGCTTTTTACAAAGCATATTCCATATTTTTAAATCTTTTACCATTAGTCTTTTATATTATAAAGTTCTTTAGCTTTATCAAAACCTTCTTCAAAAGCTTTTTTTATTTCTTCCCATATTTCATACTTAGAAATATGATCTCCTTTTTCCATTTTATATTTAGTAGAGTCAGCATATTCTAAACCTAATCCCCACTTATTAATTTTTTGATCTGTATCAGCCATTATTTCTTAGTTTTAGATTTAATCTTTTTTTCTTGTTTAAGCATTTCTTTGGTAGGTTTTTTACCAGAGCCTTTGTTAGCACGGACGTTATCCCAGAGACCTCTTTGGGAAACACTACCGTCTTTTCTTTTAATCATTTCTTTAGCCATACTATCTGTTTTTAGCCATTTTTTTAAAAGTCAAAGCTAATGCTTTTGCTTTACCTGTGCAACCTGGTTTACTAATAGGTGTACATTTACCTGCTGTACCTCTTTTTTTAATGGAAGCGGTAGCTTTCTGTATCCACTTTTTATCAGCCATGACTACTTCTTTTTTGTAGTAGTTTTTTTAGCTGGAGCCTTTCCTGAACCTGAAACTATACCACCTAACATTTTAACTTGTTCTTTAGCATATGTTTTTGCAGCATTCATTCTAGCTCTATTAGCTTCAATTTCTTTAGCCTGTCTTAAAGTATCCAAATCCCATTTAGCCTGGTAAGGATCACTTGATATTTTTGTCTTTGCCATATTAACAAGATTTTTTAGATTTAGCACCTCCCATTTTCATTGCTGGTACAGCCCCTTTTGGAGCTTTGCTTTGAGGACCTGTAAATTTAACAGATGCTTTTTTAGAAACTTTTGCTGGAGTATTTGTTTTTACTTTTGCCATGATTATTTTTTTAATCTACCATTTGGTACATCACATGCAGCTTTATTCAAACCACCAGTGTAACGGGTAGGGTTAGTAACTACAGTAACATCTGCATTTTTTCCACCAGTGTATCTAGTAGGAGATGTTACAACTTGAGGAAACTTGTTTGCGGTTTTCATTTGTCCAGCCATGATATTAATTTTTAATGTTTATAAATTCCAGTGTTTTTCTAATTTCTTAGTTAAATCCAACAAGATTTGATCTTGTAAAGGATTCTTTAAGTATTCAATACAATCAGCAGCATTACGACCCATCATAGCATTAGATTCAGTATGGTAAATAAAACCATCAGATTTAGGAATGATGAATTTATAATAAGTAGAATCTTTTACAATTGCTCTTATTTTTAAAGTCTCCATATCTAAAGCTGCAGCATCTATGAAAGTTTGAGCAGCTCGTTTGATATTTGGTTCAACACCTTCTCCTCTAATGAATTTATCCATGTTATCATAAACAACATCATTAGGAGTAGATTTTTTATACTGAACACTGTTTCCATCAACCACTTTAGCTACATATAATAACTTGTTTTGGTTCTTATCAAACAACTTAGTAAGTTCAGAAATAGCTTTATTTCTCAATTTACTTACTTCAGTTTTTGTAGAAACAGTTTCAACAAACTTATCTAAGAAAAACTTAGGAGCTACTGAACGGCTTCTAGCTTCTTCAAAGCTCTTACCGATGATAGAAAATCCACCAGCCTCAATTGCATAAAGTTTAATTAAATCATGCGGGTCTTTTACGGGGTCAAGATAAACAGGCTCGTTTCCACAACGGATTGTTATCTTACTCCAAAACTCATGATTGTCAGGTTTAAGTAAAACTACTTTAGACCAGAAATCAGGATCATCAACTTTAATATAATTTGCTGCTAAATCTCTTTCAAGTTCAGCTACTACTTTTCTAATTTCCTTAATCTTAGCTTCTTTTGCAGCTTCATCAGTAATAGCTTTGATTTCAGGAGCATATTCATTTAATCCGGTAAGATATCTTTGAATACCATTTCTTTCAATACAAGCTAATTGCTCTTCATGAAAGATGCCATCAAATAAAGACATGCCGTACTTTTCAAGTCCTAGATTAGTTTTAGTTGGGTCAAAGAACGGTTTGATAGATATACTACCAGATTTAGCTGTTTCAGCTAGTGATACAATTGAAATACTCATGTTGTTGGTTTTTGTTGGTTTATATTGTAAAGGTAATAATTATTTAGAAATAAATCTTCATAGCAAGAACTGTATCTGTTAACAATCCGTTTGTTGCTACATTAGATTTATCAGCTGTTGTTAATCTGTAAACATTAGTGCTGATTTTAGCAACACCTACTTTTGATTCTACACTTGGTAAAGTACCAAAGAAGAACCCTATATTTTTAATAGGTTTAGGATAAGCTTTAGGATCTAAAGTAAAAGTAAAATCATAAACACCAACAGCAGAATAACTAGTAGATACACTAAATGATGAATCATCGCCACATGGAGAAGAACAATCACAATTTACAGTTTTACAATCACATGTAACTCCGCATTCTTTAGCACCAGCTGCTAATTTAGATAATACAGGAGCATCAGTACTTGATTGAGTAATAGCTACATCATACATTCTGTAAGGTACTAAGTTATTAAGAGCATTAATAACTTTATTTACATCAGCTATGGTAGCTAATTGATTGGTACCTGATAAAAAATTAAAAGTTCTTTTTCTTGTTGCAACAAGTGTTGATAATATAGACATTGTTTTTAGTTTTTATAGTTAATATTTGATCTTCACCGGGATGTTGATTCCCTCGTCTGTTGCAACTTGTGAAGAAAAAAGGAAGGGCTGTTACACCCTTCCTAGTTATTAGAATGATCCTCCTGTGATAGGGTTTCTCATTACAATTTTTAATACCTTAGTTGGATCTTTAACCCAAATAGCTGGCATTGTTTGTGACATCATCACACGGTAACCATTGAATTGACCAGATGATTGGAACCCTTGAGTTCTTCCCATGTAATCCATAGTACCGTTTTGGTACCACCATTTCAATTGATTATCCCAAGATAATTTTAACATGAAGATGTTATCGTTTCCTGTATCAGTGATATCAAAGATAACAAATGAGTAAGAACTTAATGGGTTACCATCAATGATTGGGTTCTCAATATCATTTGTATGTAAGTTATCAAATGCAGGGTTTAATACAAATTTCACATTTGCTAAGAAAGGAATCACATAAGATGTGAAAGCAAATCCAAAGTTTAAGTCCATTCCTTGACCAGAGATAGCTCCAATACCATTGTTGCTTGCAGCTTGGATTACTAAACCAGAGTTAACAGCTTCACGCTTGATAGCCTCATTTACTAATCTCATACCACCCATACCTGTTTGAACAATTAATTGTCTCTTAGGATCTGGACCTTGGAACTCTACACGACCAGCATAGAAGTTATACAACTCAGAACGGAACAATTCTAATGAGAAACTAGACTTGTTGTATACGCGTTTGTAAGAGTTGTCTAATTGTTTCCAAAGACCCACTGATAAACGCATATCATCTGGACCATCTTGCTTCAATCCACCACCATGACCCCACATTAAGTAAGTCTCAATGTCAGTAGCAATTTTAGTTAAGTGAGCAGACTCCATCGATGTTAAGAAAGTACGGGTTAATGTACCATTTCCTACAGCACGTTTTAAGTAGTCTTTACCCATCTTAGAAGCAATGTCCTCAATTTTAGAAATTGATGGATCTACATTCTTGTCAAAGTTTCTCCAGATTTCAGTTACAGGAACTGTACCATCTGCATTCATACCACCTTTTAACATTAAGTCAGCACGAGAAGATACTGAATAATGAACATGTGCTTCAGCTCCACCTACGAAGTTGTAGAACTCACGGAATCCAGCTTTAGTTTGGATATCAGAGAATCTTTCACCATATTCTCCACGAGCAGAACCTTTACGGAATAATTTAGTTTGAGGAGTTAAATACTTATTCTCTAGGAATTTGTAGTTGTCATTGTTTACTAATTGTACTGTGTAGATGAATCCATCTCCCATAGGTAAGATATCATCAGCTGTAATGTACATCTCAACACCATTATATTTATCATAAGTGATGATATCACCATGACCAAATTCACGTTTGTTGATTTTAATCTTGAAAGTTGTACCATCAACACCTTTGTTAAGGTTAGCCGGTTCAATATCTTCAATGATGTAAGGTAAATCCTGAGATACAGGAGTTTGCCATTTGTATTCACCGCGAGCATTATCAACCATGATAATGTTCTTACCACCAAAAGATGATAATTGGTATAAAGGCATTTCAACTTTTTGAGACATAGCCCAGATATCTACTGGTCCCATATCCATTGGTTCGGCATCCTTAAGCATGTTTACTAAGTGGTAAGAATCTACATGAGAACTAGCATTGTAGTTTGTGTCACGCAAGAATATACCGTTGTTTAAAACTGGAGTTGACATTGTGTTTGTTTTGGGTTTTTAGTTTATATTTATTTATTTGTTTTTTAAAATGATCTTTTGAAAAAATTATTTCCTGATGGTCTTTGTACTCCTACTGTCTTCTTGTTTTTATTATCAGATTCATCAGTCGCGGTAGAAGAAGCCGTTTTATTAGCTTGTTCTGTTTTTAACTTTCTAGCAGTTTCAGTATCTGAATCTTTTTTACCACCTTCTCTAACTTTTAATCGGTAACCTTCAGGGTCTTTTAATAACCATAAGGCTTCACTGATTAAGGCATGATTTGGTTCTTGGTATTGGTATTTTTCTAACAAATGTCCTAAAAGATTTGTAGGACGGCCAGACATAGATGGGTAATTGGCTTGAGTCAATCCTCCGTATAATTCACTTTGGGTTTTTTTATCAAGTTTTAATCCGTTTAATTCACCAGGTTCAAGAGCTTTGTAGATATTATCTGAGTAAGCACGAGCTTGTTCCATATGTTGTTTTCGGATTTTTTCTTGATCTTGAACTTGTCTTGCAATAATTTCTTCTTGCATTAAGTCCAATTTAGGTTTGTATTGTAAAGCTTTTGCTTCTAACTTTCCTCTATCGCGAAGGTCTTCAATCTCAGCTTCAATTTCTTCAGCTGTACCTACTTTTTTAGCATGCATGTAACTTCTTACAATTTGCTCTTGAGAATCTTCATCAGTAACATCTAAAGCTTTGATTTCTTCAGAAGCTGCTAAAGAACGGAAAAGATTTTTAAGGTCTGTTCCACCATTAGCTACATAATGTGCAGCTACTTGTAATTCTTCAGGTAAACCTTTAAAGAAAGAAGTAGAAACTTCTTCTTTAGCTTTATCATCCTTTTGTTTATTGTTCATCTCAAAAAGATCTTCAAAGTCTTTAAGAGTATATTTGGAAACATCTTCTTCACCTTCGAAAGGAACTAATAAGCCTTTTTCAATTAACTTGGTAGTTAATTCCACCAAGCCACCAGCTCTACCAGATTTTTTAGTAGCTTCTTCAGTTTCTGTAGAGGCTTCAGTTGAATTGATGATGTTTTCGAATTCATCTTTTGTAACAGTTTCTGGTTTTTTATCTGTTCCAGCCGGGTTGTCAGCTCCTTCAGTTGAAGCTGCTTGCTGTGAGGAAGCATCTTTTTTGTCATCAGGTTTGTCAATGAACGTTAAATCCATCTTGCCTTCTCTACTGAAAAGACTAGGTTTTTTTTCTGTGTCTGTATTTGCAGGAGTCATAACATTGTCAGCTCCTGGAGTACCTAATAAAGCATCAATATCAATATCAGTTTCCTCTACAGTTGTTTTTGTTTCGTTTATCATATTTGTTGGTTTAATTGACTATATTAATATACACAAATTTACAGATATAAACTTTAAAACTTGATATTTTTTTAAGGTCTCCATAAAAATATTTTGCAGTATATGGCTAAAGGTTATTTCTTCTTTTTATCAGCTTTAGCTTTACTATCAAATTTGTTTTTATTTTCTCTGGCAATCTGTAAATCCATCTGTTTCATTTGCATAGAAGTGTTCATTTTCTCTCTTTCTATTTGGGCTCTCTCACGGTTATTGGCTGTTTGAGAAGCTTCTTTATTAGTTTGAAGATTCATACTTTCTTGAAACTGTTCTGACTTTTGGATTTCTCCTAATGCATCAAGATAATCAGATTGTTTATTAGCATTAATATCTTGCATAGCTCCATAACCTGCAGATTTTATTTCAGCAATGAGGATATCTTTTCTACGGTTCTTCTCAGCCTCAGACATATCATGATCAAGCTGCATTTGTTTTTCTTTAATAGCAGCTTCAATTTCTTGCTGTTTCATATTTTCAGCAGACTCACGTTCAGCTTGTTCTTTAGCATCAACTTTTTTCTCTATGGCTTTCATAGTAGTAGTAAGCTCACCTAAAGATTCAGCCTGCATCAAGTTACCTAAATCATAAATAGAAGCACCGGCTGTATTATTAGTAGCAGCTAATTTTTTCATTTGCTCAAGGATATTTCTTTGATTTGCTTTAGTTGTAGCAAACACATTGATATCTCTTAATAGCAAATCTGTACCGTTCATTTCAAAGTTAACCTTTTCATCAGCTGAAGTCATATACTGTAGTCTAACAGATGGTTTTCTTGATTGGTAATATTGGGCCACATCAGTTCTCATCTGGTGCACACGCGGCATCAAATAATCACAGTGTTGAATAAAGTAAGTTTCAGTTTGAGCATATGAGCCTGCAATTGCTTGCTCTACTCCTGTAGCTGTATCTGTTTGACCAATTTGTTGACCTAATCTCTGAGGAGTAATACCGATTACTTCAAAGCATTGTTGTTTGAAATAGTTAGCCATTTGAATCCTAGAAAGCATTCTTTGAGTTTGCTCCAGGTTCATTACTTGGAAATGTTGGAAGTTCAAAGGATTCTCTGTATTAGATATTGCTGTATCTAAAGGGAGCATTTGGAAATTCTTCATTGCTACATAAGCCTTAGCTAAGTTATTCTTACCCCAGTCTTCTCCTAATGAGTGTTGAGGTAAAGCATTTTGATCTAACATGATCACGGTGCCTAACTCGTCTACTAGGATATCAGCAATTTGGTTGTTAACAAGGTTGTAGCCAATTTGAAAAGGCTTCATTAAATCAACCATAGAAGTTGATCTGGTATTTCGGTCATTGAAAATAGCTCCTTCTACAGGAAGTTTACAGCCGTAGAGAGTCTTGTCACCTTTTAATTGGTATTTCAATGGCCCAATTCTATTTTGGTCAATACCTAAATACATCGGGTTAATACCACCAGGATTATTCATTCCCCAGAAAGAAGGTTGATTAGGTCCAATTTTAACACCACCATATACCTGGTTAATCCAAATCCAATCAATGTGCTCTCCAAATAATAAGTTATCTTTACCTTTATTTTTAAGTAAGGTTGTATCGTACAAAGGTTTGTCCGTAATCTTGTAATCTTCAGTTACAATATCTGTAATAGTTTGACCCTCTTCAGTAATCTTAACTAAATGTCCAACCTTACGTTGAGACTTCCAGTAAGCTGTAGTAGCTCTCAATAAAAAAGCGGCACCCATAGGAGCATAATCTTCATTTTCTCCCATAATCCACTGCATGATATCTCCACCACCATCTCCGATCATACCACCACCATTAGCATACATAGACATGTATTGTCTATAAGCTAAAGAAGGCATGTTGACATTCCAATCATGAGATTTAGTAGCATCATAGTAAGAACCATCATTTTGGTAACCTTGTAAAGGGTAACCTGCAGATCTTACCGGATAAATAGCCTCAATAGATTCTAACTGTTCTTGAGTCATCAAGTAACCGTATTTATCAATAACATCAGAGATTGTTAACATCTCAACTTTACCTACCCAGTTACCTTGAGATACATAACGTACTTCAGGAGACTTGTGATAAAAAGTAGTTACCGGATTCCATAATTCAACATCATAGTCATCCTCATTCATCTTCATGTGCCAGAACTCACGGTCTGTAATAAGCATATCTCTGAAGGCTCTTTCCTCAAGTTCATCCATCTTGAATCTTTCCTCATCAATTTTATGTTGATGAACAGCCCATTGCTCACACATTCCTCTATAACTTTTATCAAAGAATCCTTGGATTTCGGGTAAAGTTTTTAAGTTCTCGGGTGCAGTTTGTTGTTGTAATTGTTGTTGTACTTCAGGGTCTTCAGGATCTAGACCGGCATCTAACATCTTAGCAAGAATATCTTGAGAAGCTTGTTGGAATAAAACATCCTGAACTTGCATTCTTTTTTGCTCTAATTGATCATTATAAGAATAATCATCAACAGCATTAAATGTAATTTTAGTATTACGTTTAGCAAACTCAGATACCATCACATTAATAACATTGGGAACTATCGGGTAGAACTTTAACTCTAAAGCACTGAAGTCTTCTTGAGCTAATGTATCTACAATTTCTCTCATTTCATTATCTGGCTCATTCACATAGTCAGTTCTGTCAATGGTGCCTTTAGCTAATTTGTAATTCTTCATTAACCTTTTAGCATTTTTTCTTAATTGCTTAAGACCATTCCATTCTAACCAGTCCATATTCCAGGCAGTCCATTCAGGATCTTTCTCACTTTTAGGTAAAAATTGAAGTGGCTGAGTAATAGAACCCATTCTATTATAATCGGCTTTCTTACCACTCTTTAACTGCATTGCATTTAATACTTGCATATCTTTTATCTTAAATTTTTAAATGGATTTCTTGGTGGTTTTTGGCCAAAATTTCCTCCTGTATTCCCCATATGTCTAAACGGACTGTTATTCAATTTATACAAATTTTCTGACTTTTCCAAGCTTTTTTTATCTGTTTTCTCAAATCTCTTCTTAATACCACGGTTGGCTTCTTGAACTTTAGCAAAGGCAATCAGTGCTCCTAAAGCAATTAACCTATCCACATTGAGTCCATCTCTGTACTCCTGCATCTCTTTCATAGCCATGATATCAGGTATACGTTCAATCCCATAAATGGTTTTGTAAATCTTACCTGTATCATCAGTTTGAGTATCCAACTCTTCTTTACAATAATCGATTAAGTAAGGAAGAATATGAGCTCTGAATAAAGTACCTGTGTTTCTCCATCCATATTCTTGGAAGTTGGATTGTACATACTCGATATCTTTTCTAAAAGTAATCTGTTCTTTAGGAACCAGATACTTTTGTTTTCTCTTCTTGATCATGTGAGTGATAAAGCCGGGCACGTTACTTTCTACTAATGTCCATGCATTATACCACTCAATCATGTGCTCTAATCTTTCATGTGTTTTGTTGATATCATCAAAACGACCACACCAGTGAGCTACAATCTTGTCTTGTTCAATATGAGTTGTAACTTCTATTCCGTTATCCTTGGTTACTTCTACGGGAATCTTGTAAATGTAAATAGAACATAAGGATTCTGAAGTTGTAGTTTTACCTTGAGAAACCGGGTCAATAGAAGCATAATAAGTTCCCCAGGCGGCACCAGGTATTGGTTTTTCATGCATAACAATAACTCCTGTTTTATCTTCAGTTGCTTTTGTTACAGGGAATTCCATCACCGGAATCTTATTACTCTTATCAACATTGAAACTACCATCAGCATTTTTACTCAATTCAATAAATTCAGTAACATATTCTTTTTCTTCAATTCTTCTTTTTTGAGCAGCCACTAAATGACTTGGAAATAAAGATACAGTTCTTGTAGCAAAAGCCTCTTCAATATTACGCGGATGCTGAGACAATTCTAACTGGTAATCTTCAGGACTTAAATCTTTTTTCTTTTGTATAAAATAAACATCTAGCATTTTCAAAGCTTCTTCAACCTTGGAGTTACCGAACTCATCTACACATGGCGGCATAGACCATTGCTCAGGAATAAATAATCCTGATTTACCAAAAGTACCTTTAGCATCCAGTAAGTTAGACTCAACAGGATAAATATCATTAGCCTCTGGATGAAGAATCATCTTCCTTAAAGGGTCACACTGACTCAAGTCACCCACAGAACCTGCAATAGCAAATACTCCGGTAGTAATCAAACCTGACTTTAATGCAGGCTTCATATAACCTAAAGTTTTGTCGGCATGTGGAGCAATTCCACCCTCTTCATGAAAGAAGAAAGTACAAGGTCCACCAACACCGGCAGTTGGATCTTTCTCAAAAGATGTTCCTTTTAGAACCCCCTTCAAACCAGCCATTGTCTTTCGGTTACTTCCTTGAATGGTTGTTTCAATTTGCTGCATCCAATCCAAAGGTTTTCCAGGATTCATATCACGGTACCAAGCAGTGTTTAAATCTAAGAAGTTTTTATATTCAGCTAAGAATTTCCAAGTATCAAGAACATACCCTTTCAAAGAAGCTCCAATTTTAAGAATAGGAGTTTCTTCGAACCAGATTAAATTAATCATCTTGGCGGCATGATAATATGAGGAAGCTATCTGACGTTTCTTTAAGATAGCACAATGCATGTAATTTAACTCAGCCAGAAATTCATATAGGGCCATGTGATATTGAGCATCCCTTACAGAAGGGAAATCAAATTTCTTTTTCTCCTTATCATTGATCGGTAGGAAGTTCAACCACATGTAGTATTCCCTAGTGAGAAACCAGGTCTTCCCTTTGTTCTTGTAAAAAGCTCCTTTTCTACATCTCATTTTTTGGGAATCCCAATATTCAATGTAGTCTCTACTTTTTACTGCAGCTTCACAATAGAACTTATCTTTCTGATACTTCTTGGCTTCTTTAGCAAAAATAAAAGAAGTCTCATCAAACTCATACTTACCTGGTTCTAGAAATAGTGTTTTAATAAAAAGAGCAAAGTCTTCCTGAGTACTAAAACTAGTAGTAGTCCAAACACCATTTTCCCATGTAGGTATGTCTGTGAAAAAGAAACTATCCATTTAATTTTTTAATTCTTAGTAAAAGCTTTATCTTATCTGTATCACCATTAGCTTTTGTAATAGCTGTCACTAAGATACGGTGATTTTTTGAAATAATAGCATCTTTTAAAGTGCCATTAAAATAATCATTAAGCTGGTCTCTTTTAAAAGCACACCATTCTTTTTTATAAGGGTTATAGTGAAATAACCAACTATGTAACTCATCATTGTTGATCATAAGCTAAAGAGCCTCCACCTCTTGTTCTAGTTGATTGTTCATCTTGTAAATCTTTGTATACTCCTTTGTAAGATTGTCGTACGGAGTCAAACTTCTCAGCAATTCTTAATAGAGCTGTAGCTGAACCATCTCTACCAAATGTAGGTTTAGTTTCAGCCATCACTTGACCCATGTTATCTAAGGCAATTTTTATACCCTTGTAAGCCCTTGATGTTGGAGTGGTAAACATAACTGTTAAGTTAGTTAATGCTACAATAACTAAAGGATCTTCAGTTGTAAAGTTACCGCGAACATCTCTCATAATAGTTTCTTCTTTTACATCTTCTGCTATATTGAAATAAGGATTAAGGTCTTCATTTGGACAAACCATGTAGAAAAGAAATGCATATACTGATAAATAATCTTCAGGATATTCATCCATAATATCTTTAAGATATCCTATAGTATAACAGTGCTCAGTAGGAATAATCTTCCCATTTTGTAAATCAAATATTCTTATCATTTTTTATTTTTTACAGTTTCACAAAAAGGTTTATCATCTTTACTAAAATCTATCATTACAAATCTAAAACTCTGTAAACAGTTACCTTTTTCATCTTCATGAAAACATATTGGTTCTGACATAATAGCTTCTTGTTCTTCATTTAATCTTTCATTTAGCTTAGTCCAGTATGACCGGTGTTCATATTCATCACTCATTTTTTCTTATCTTGTAAATAATTAATCATTGCAATAACTTCAGTTTTTAAATAAGGTACTTCATAAGGGATAACAGTTTTCACAATTACTTCACCGTTAGTATCTCTTTTAAGAATAGGATTACCGAACTTGTCTTCACTCTCTTTTTCAAAAACTACATGATGTAAAAACATTTTACCAGCTTTGTATCTTGGATTATGCTTTAATATAATATACATATAAATACTTAGCTGTAAGGCATAGTGATTAAAATTACAATCATCAACATGTGATAAAGGTCCTTCCATCTTTTGAGATTTACCTTCCCAATTAACAAAGCTTGCAATCTTAATTTCTTTGTTAGTTTTATAATCCACAATATCAACAGTGTCTTTAATAACTTCAACCCTATCTGACTGGCCACAGATACCTGCAGACTTAAGATAAACCATATGTTCAGGATAAATTCCTTCAGTTAATCTTTGTACTGGAGCATGCTTTACACCATCATTAATTATAGGTTTGATAATAGGAATTTCTCTACCAGCTCTTTGAATTGTATCAATGCTAGTTAAATCACTTTCTCTTTGGTCATGATACCAAGAACCTGCAGTAATAGCTCTGTCTGTTTCATTAGCCCAATGAGCTTGAATTTCTAAAGGATCCATACCAAACCATTTAGACCTTGGATTTGTAGAAGATTTAACTGATTGCTTAACAGGGTCAAACTTCTGTTTGAACATTGCTACAAAACTAGTTACACTAATCCAGTCAATCCTTTCTTCAGGATCAAGACTTTCATATTTATGGTTGGCTGATTTAAATGTTACTGACATATTCTGCTACATTTTGAGTTAATAAAGTATCTAAAAGTATTTGTGCAAAATCTAAATTATCCTTAGAGGGAGAATTAATCATGTTTAAAATATTTTTAGCTTTTGTAAATGTTATTTTCTTTTCTGTTAATAATTTTCTAAGAGCATTTTTAGCTTCTTTTTTCTGGGTATCGGGAGTACCATACATTATAAACTTCTCCATGTCTAAAGCAACATTTGCTAAATGAGCTTGTTCGGCCATAGTCATAAATATTGCATTACGTGTGGTACTCATTACTTTAATCTTTTAGTTGTGTGATAATAAGAAAAATGTTTTTCTGATAAGCTTGTTAATATACTTTTTGCTACTTCATAATCATCAGGAGTAGAATTAATCATTTGATGAATGCGAGTTTTTTCATCTTCGGAGATATAAGTTTTAGAAGCTAAAAAATCAGCAAAGTCTAAATCATTTTGTTTTTGAATTGCTTCATCAAGCATATCCCTACCTCCGCGGCCAGTCATAATAACTAACTCTCTTTTTTCAGTATACGGTTTATGAAAATCTGATAAGGTTTGTTTAAATAAATCTTCCGTAAATTGCATAGCTCCAGTTCTTCTAGATTTTAATAATACATGACTTACACTCATAATAAGTTATATTTAAATTGTAAAATTTGTTTAACTACTTCTATGTTTTCTTTATCTGGGGATTCTGTCATTTCCTTTAATCTAATATATTCGGATAAATCTATAGTACCATTTGAACAATAATAGTTTAATAAAGACAGCATACCAAATTCTTCATAATTATCTTGAAGTTTAGATGTATCAAAAACTCTTTTATTTTCTACTTTTAATTGCTCCATTAATCCACTCATACTTGAGCCTCCTTCCATTTAGGTCCATCAGGATGTGGGCAGGATGAATCTGGAGATCTTAATTTTAAAGCAAGACTACATCCACAATCACTACAACAAGGTTGGGTTCCTGGCATTACACAACTGTGACCTACCCTGTCAACTAATTCACATTTCATACAAATAGCTTTACGGTCTCTGTAGAGAATCTCAATCGGGTCTTTTTTAAATAACTTGTTTATAACACCTTGCCAAATCAAGTGTTTATTGTTCCATATTTTTATCAATGTTTTCATTTTCTCTTAATGCTTTTTTCTTGTTTAATCTTTCTTCATCTTCTTTTAATAATTTTTTAATTCTTTGAATCTTATCAAGTTTATCATTGATATCAATCCTCATGGCATGCTTATAAAAATTACCTTCAATCTTACCAATGATCTCTTCATAATGGGCTGTTGTCTCATCAAGCTTCCAGTGTTTTATCTTGAATATACCTAAGTTTACTATCGATATATTTGGGTGCACTAGAGCAGAAAGGTCCTTTCTAATAGTTGTCCAATAAAAATCAATCAAAGAACTTGTTAATTCTTCAGAAAACCCAGTCTCTTCAGCTGTGGCTTTCTTAAAATCTCTAGCTTTCTTGGGTATCAATGTGAAAAATTTTATAGTCCAACAATATGTTACCTGTAATCTGAATCATCAAATCCGGATTTAACTCCACAGTTTTATTATGACCTAAGCCAACTTTACTAATGATATTGTAATTAGCCAGTTTAGCTAAACAATTTCTAACTGTTTGTGGGGTCTTGAATATAACTTTGGTAATAGCCAGCTTAGAATCTTTGTCCCTGTTCTCGGGTACACAGCATGCATTACAAAAATCTGATAATTCTGCTTTACCGTTAAGACCCAATAGGGTCAAACAATTAATCTCAGAATCACTGATTGTTATATGATTTATATAACAATGAGTGATTATCTGAAACTTAATTATTTCTTCCAAAGTCAGTTTGACTTTTTTATCTACTTTATTAAATCTAGCCATGTTGGTTTGTTGACTAATTATTAATCTTTCTTAAGAGTTCTCTCTTTTTTTTCTCCACCCTCAGCTTGTATTTTTTCTTTCTCTTCTTTAGGACCCATAGACATTTCAGCTTGACGAATAATCATGGTCATTCTTTTAAATCTTTGTTCTTCAATTGAGGCCAAAGCAGTTTCATACTCAAGTTGAGGTTTGAGTAATTCCATTTGATTTTCATAAAATTCTTTAAGTTGAGCCCTACGTTCTGCAATCTGCTCAGGGGTAAGTGGCTCTTGTTCTGGTTGGTTTGTTTCTGTAGACATTGTTTTAAATTTAAAAAGTTTATATGCAAATGTACATATAAACTTTTAAACTTACAATGTTTACTTTAAATTATTTTAGGAAGGGGAGGTATGCTTTTAAGTAAGTTTTACCCACTTTAATTAGAATCCATAAGCATAACAAGCCTGCGGTGATCCAGAACCACCACCAGGTAAATCCATCAAACTTGGTTCTATGGTCTAGTTCACAAGGTTTTTGGACAGTGTTTTCAGTATGAGAAAAGGTTTCAACAGTTTGATGTTTTTCAAGCCACTGGATACGGGCCTTTAAAGAATCTGTTCTGCAGTCAAAAACAATACTATTTCCTACAGTGTGCACATGAGATATAAGTCCTGAACCTTTACCGGAAGTCTTGCTGAAGGGTTTTAAATTTCCTAGTGAGTCACAAAGCAATTTACAAGGATTCTCTAGATATATAGGAGTGTTAACAATTGTAGGTAGAAATATGGTAGTATCCTTGTATACAATAGAGTCTTTAACCACATAACTAATGCTATCTTTTCTCTCACAGTATTTGGCAAGGAAATTGGCTTTTTGTTTCTTAGTTGCTACACAGCTACTTAATAGTACCAGTACGGTACTGATTAGTACTAGATTAAATTTTAGGATCTTCATCTTGGGTTGGTTTATTTGATACATTATTAAGTTTTTTTTCTTGGATGTTACCTGCAGTATAGGTAATAACTAAAGCTGTAATCATACCGGCATGAATAGTTAGTACAGGTGTTAAATTTTCACTAGTAGTATACTTTACACTTAATGTAAACATGATCCACCAAAAACCTACAGCTAACCATTTACGTAAACTATGGCCAGCTTTATTATTAGACATTGCTTCAAAGAAGTTATCTAAAAATTTAAAAGTGCCTGGGAAGTATTTAAGTAATATATTTCTCATAACTATAATGAATTTAATAAAGCAATTAATTGAGGATGAGGGTACACATCAAATTTATCCTTTCTCACATTACTATGAGACCACACACCTGGATAACCTTTTAAAGCAGCTTGATTTAACTCCAGACAATCTGGATTGCTGATGTCTTCTCTAAGCCCTTTTTTAAGATCGATCTTAGGGTGACGTTTGATGATATCTAAAAGCAACTCTTTAAGAGCAGCTATTTGTTTTTCTGTATAAGCATGGTAATAAGTGTATCCTCTAAATGGTTTGTTTAATTTAACAACCATATTAGCTGGCACCTGGTTGTTTACATAATTGTAATACTGCCCATCTTTACCAAGAACTAATGGACCATAATTGCATATTTCAATAGCAATTGATTTTTTATTTAAGATAGAATTATTAGCTCCAGTTGTACCTAAGTGATGAGCCCAATATTTGTCATCAAAGGTTTTAACTATTACACCATCCCAAGTAACATCTGTAAGATCTCTTGTAGAAACTCCACCGATGATGTAGGAAGTGGCCACCTTTAAAGTTAGGCCGGCTTTAGTTTTATCATGTTCCCACCCATTAACTACATAATCAGGTCTATGAGAACCTGCTGTATGATGAATATAAATTGTATCTTTTTCAAAGATTTCATTATAATACTCATCAGATGCTAATAAAAAATTCTTTACTATCATTGTTGGTTTATTTAAGTTTTAAAAATTTAGACAGCTTTTTTAATACTGGTACAAATTCTGTCCAGCCTAGTCTATTAAAGTTTTCTATATTTGATATGAATAATTGTAGTATTACAAAGTTCATAGATGTATAATGTATCCATTCATAATAATTAAAAGTCCAACCTAAAATAGGCTTAATATGAATGTGCTGAGATAATAAGTTTGCTGCTCCAATCATGGACATATAAATCATCATTTTGAGAAAACCTCTGCCGAGTTTTTTACTACTAAAACATTCACCTTCTTTTAACGAGGCTTTTATTCCTGTTGTTATTTCTAAGGTAAACAGTATAAGGATTGCTACAGCAACCATGGATTCAAAGCCTAAAAAGCTTTCAATAAAATAAGCAATACAACCAAAGATAGAGGACATAATGAGAGAGAAGTTGATGTTATTAGGGTGAAATGTACTTTCTACAAATGATGCAGTATCCTTGAAGCCTAATGTATCGAGTGCAGGGTTTAAATGTTTCATGGTATGTTTTTACAAATATAATAATTTACTAGTTTACCACCAACACATAATCATTTTTATATCTGATTGTGTCTTCTGGAAAAGCTATTCTTAAGTGTTTGAATTCTTCTACTACGATATCAAGGTCTATCTGGTATTGACTTACAAAATCTGAGCAGATATCACGGTTATCATCAGCTGATAATACTAAGCTCCAACCAAATCTTCTGTTTAAAAGCTCCTTAAAACCATTAGCAAAGTCATACTTTATGGTCTTTTCATCACTACGCGTAAGTAACCGGGTCAAAGCTGTCTCAATCTCTTGAGAAGTTCTTAATGGTTTTACTATAGTGAAGTCTCCACCTTTTCTGTACTTATGGATTCTTCTAGATAATCTGTCGGCTTGTACACCGTCTTCATTGGCATCAACAATATAGAGTGCTCCACATTTCTTGAATACTACTCCTATGTGGTTGTAGTAGGAAGAATCCGCAGCCTGAATAGTTCTGGCAACAATACCTGTTCCATGAAATAATATAAGATCTCCATCATTAATAAGAGACCTCAATCTTCTATATTTCTGATTTATATCCTCCATGTTAGTTGTAAGTTAGGATTGTAACTATATCCGTTTTCATTTGAGCTGTTAAATAAGGTTTAGTACTTGCTTGAACAGCATCTCTTAAAGGTTGTGTATACCCATTTGAAAAAAGATCAATGTATACTTTAAGAGAATTAAGAAGATCAAATGAATAGTTTAAACCAAGATTATTAATACAGTAGACTTTAGCTTTATCTATTACATTATTTCTTCTTGTGATACCTTCTTTTATAGATTGGTATTGATCATAATATTTAAGAGGATATGTACGAGAATATCCTACAGTATCGTCTGTAAGATACCAATCAATAATCATGGTTCTTGTTATAGCAAGTCCTGTTACACTATCAACTGTAAAAGATCTTTTCTCATGTACATAAAGATCTGAATAAGTTATACCATCATAAGTTTTCCAATACTTAATATCTGTCAAGAATCCACTAGAAGCTATAATAAGTTCCTTATGAAAACCAAAGATTGTAAAGTCAATATTCTCTGGTGAGTTGTAACTGTTGTTTATTTTAAACCTAGGTTTTTCCATGATTATATATTTTTAAATACCATTACTTTAAATGTACCAGAAGCAGGATTACTAGCTATTAAATTATTATTAATAAATCTTATTGATACTGTATTAGCAGCACTAACCCAAGCAAAATACAAAGTATTATTCGGTATAGAGGCTGCAGCAGGACCTACGACAGCAACATCACCAGCAGCAGCTCCTGTAACAGTTATTGTTAAATCAGAAAAACTAAATGCAGCAGTATTAGGAAAATCTAAAGTTGCAGAACCTGTTAATGTTCTAGCTACTTTATCAGTTCTTGCAGCAGTTCTTACTAATACATCTGTACCATCATACCATACATCTCCTAAATTAGGAGTAGTTGGAGCAACACCTGATCTTAATCTTAATGCAGCTGCAGCAGTAGTTGAAGCACCAATATCTACAAAAGCTGTTGGTGCTGCTGTTTTAATACCTAATCGTGTATTAGTATTATCCCAAAAGAAATTTGCATTATTTTGAGTATATACACCACTTGCTCCTGCAAAAACAATACTACCTATAGTAAATGCTGTTGTAGTACCTGTTCCACCAAAAGTTACATCTATTACTGCAGCATTCCAAGTACCTGTTGTAATAACACCTGTATTAGCTGTAACAACTAATCCATTAAAACTTGTTGCTCCGGTTATTGCTCCTAAAGATAAAGTTCCTGCAGTTAATGTTAATCCACCACTTAATGTAACGTTTTTAATACTGCTTGTTCCATTTGCATAGATAAGACTATTTGGACCAATTCCAGCACTTACAGGTAATCTGAAATCAGTAAAATTACTAAACTGTATAGTACCATTACCTTGAATATTTGTATTATTACCAGTTTTATCATGATAAACATCCAGATAATTTACTGCGGCAGCAAACCCAAAGTTTAAATAAGTAGGACCAGTTGTAAAGAATGATGTATCCGTACCATTTACAAATTGTAAAGTAGCAAGAGTATTGTTTATTATTAAACTAGCTTTACCATTATTGGATGTAATAGGAACACTATTTGTTAAAGCACCTACTGCTAATACTTGAGCAAGTGTTGTAGTAATATTTCCGGCACCAAGTAAAGAAGCTCCATTAAGAGTCTTAATATTTGTACCACTCACAAGTGTATTTTGTTTATTATTAAATATGTTCCAATCCGCAGATGTAAGCAAACCTGTTGTAGCAATTCCTGATACATCGATCGCATGACTATGATCGCTTCTTGAAAATGAATTTTGAATACCTACTGCGTTTGTAGAAGCTCCTCCTAAATTTGTAGTAGGAGCCGCTGTTGTTAAAGGATCTAATCCATTAGGTAAATGTCTTGAAGCATGCGCTTCAATAGTAACCCCGTTAAGTGTACCTATGTTTATAATATTATTTGTTGCCATATCCAAACTTCCAATCATAGATATAGAACCATCTAACAATAAGAATTGAGTATGACCTGCATTTCCAGTAGTTAAATCTGTTAATGCCAAGTGACTAGAAACCGGTGCTGTAGCAGATGTTTGGGTTGTAGGTAATCTTCTTTCTGATAATACTTGAATGATATTTGCTGCACCTTGTTGTACTATAATAGAAGCTATTGTAGTAACATTTTCATCAAAATAAGTAGGAATACTTGGTAAAGGAGCTGTCTCAGCAGCTAACAATGTTGCATACTCTGATTGAGCATATACTAAAAAGTACTTCTCATTTGTACCATCACCTACTATTAATAGTAAATGTTTAGCATAAAAAGTAGCAGTCATTGCAACTAAAGCAAATCCTGTATTTATAAGAGCATTAGGCACAAGTGTTTGTGTATACTCTATTGCATACGTAGATACACTATCTTGATAATATCTATTGAAGGTTATAGCCGTCCCACCGGAAGGAGTATACTTATTATTACCATAATAATATGAACCAGGTTGTACATCTAATTCAAAAGGTGTAGCACTTTCGGATACGATAGATCCAAATTGATACAAAGCACCAAAGATATTTCTTTGATAATCTTCTGAGTTGTTATCTGACCATAGTATTTTAAAAGGAGTTTCACTTATGAATTCAATACCTGTAGCATTTGTTCTTATCTTACCTAAGTAAAGATTAAATATGGTATCAGGTTTAGAGTTAGCTGTTAATAATACACCTAAGTTATCAAAGTATAAAAACTTTGTTTGATCTGCAGCTAATGTAATGTTTGTATTGTTCCAAGTTAATTGTCTTAAAGTACCATCATTGATATAACCTATACCAGCTGATACATCTACTTGAAAACCACCTCCATCAGTAAGATCTGCTCCATAGATAAGACCTACAGATTGAGATCCGATAAATGTAGATATCTCTACTACTTCGGCCAACTTAGCTCCCGTATAAATATTACCAACTACAACTAAACCACCGGTAACTGATTGCTCAGTAAATAAAGGTGTGAATGTTGATATTGGATCAATAAATACTTTAGTTAAAGTGGCTGCACCTAACATACCACCTGATGTATTAGGATGTTGTATGTTTATATCAATATTATTATTATCTAAATTTATACCAGTGCCATGAACAATACAACTAACGCCTGTATTATTATTTTGTATAGCTGTGTCAAAGGAACCTATTTCTACACCATTTAAAACAACGCGAGCACCATCTTGAAATACTATACCAAAGTTACCTACTACAGGAGGGTCTCCAATAATAACAGATCCATAAACTCCAGAAGCATTGATTGTTAATAAAGCATCTGGTCCAGTTAAGAAAGAAGATGTGAATCCAGTTGTACTTGGGAAAGTATACCAGTTTTCAGTATTCACAACAGCTCTAAATCCACTTGAACCATCTTGATAAGTACCATAAGTCATTACACCATTTACATCACAATACTCAATATAGATTACTGTGTTTTGTGTCAATGCTACTACTTTTACATTGGTATCATTATCAACAAAGTTGACTTTATGTAACTGAGTATAATCACCAGAATCATTACAAAATACAGCGGAAAATCCTAAAGGAGTTCCTTGTAAAGACATAAAAGATAATTCAGAAAATACATCTGTAAATACGAATAAATCATGATTACCTGCGGGTCTGATAATAGTTTCTTGAATAGAAGAACCTATAACAGAAACATAAGACTTCATGTTCAACTGATTCTCCGGAAAATCTCCTACACCAACTTTAATCAAAAACCTATTTAGTGACGAGTTAGTTGTAATAGAAGCTAAAGCAGCTTCAACTGTAGCAAACTGGCCTAATATAGGAACCTTCTCAACATATAATACGTTTGTAAACATATTAAGGATATCACTCGTAGTAACAAACGGATTTGTACCTGAAGGTGAGTTAGCATTCATCAATGCTCTAAAAATATCACTAGGTAATAGTTGTTTTATATCGGTTCCCATAATTATAAAGTTGTTGTGATTAATAAATCAGTACCTGTACCATCATATGCAAAAGCACCTAAAGTATCACCTTGAGCTCCGGCCTCAAAAGATAATTGTTCTCCTGGTTTAAGTGCAGCACCTAACCATGCAGCATCAATTAATCCTGCATTATATACAGATACAGAACGTGTTCCAGCAGCTACAGCCCCTACACCAGATGATCTTATCATTCCTGGAGTTCTAACAACAGGTGTAAATTTATTATTTAAAGAAGATAAGGTTGCTTCACTAGCACGAGTTGATAAGGCTACATCAAGATCAGCATTAATAGCAGTAACCTGAGTTAATATGTTTTCTAAAACATACTGAGGATTTACCAAAGCAATAGGACCAACGGGTACTACTACAGCTCCTGCAGCATCATAATACACTGGCGGTAGGAAGACATGGTTTACAGTATCCCAAATACGGATCTGTAAATATGTAGGGCAATTAGCCGGACATCCTACACCACCTAAATCAGTAACAAGATTTTGTTCATATTCTTGTCCAGCTTGAATAGAAGCTAATACTTGAAGCAATGTAGCTTCAGTAGCTCCAGCTGCAGTTGACCTGGCAATTAAGCCTAATGTCTTTAATGTATTTAACTGGTATGGAAAGTTATTACCTTTATTACCCTGATCTTTAAGATTACCTACACTCATGATTTGTTAATTAAGTTATACACTAATATACTCATTCTGTCACAATAATACAAATATTTGTGACATAAAAAAAATACCCCAGCATTTACTGAGGTATCTTTGTTTTGTAAGCCTTATTATTTTACAGAATCTAAGTACTTAATAACTGGTGCTTTTACTAGGATTGTTACTTTCTCAGAAGTCTCAACTAATGTTTTTAACTTACTGATATCGGAAGCATCCATAGATACTACTTCTTTTTTATGAAAAGCCATGGCCCAGTCATAAAATTTTACAGCATCACCTTTAGCTTCACTCATTAATAATCCAGCAATAAGCTCACCGGCTACTGCTACTTTTGCTCCATCAAGACCTACTAGGTCAAAGTTTAAATCTACTTGCATGTTATGTTGGTTTTAAAATTTATACAAATATAATGATTATACTGTAGGATAGTTAGTTGCTACCCAATTTTCTGCAAAAGTTTGTACACCATCTTTGGCTTCCTGAACAGATAAAGTATTTGCAAATTCATACTTTTCAGTAGTTGTGATCTCCATTTTGTAAGGACAGCCAACTACACCTGCTGTAATGTTTACCCATTGTAAAGAGTTATCATCATCTACTGATTGTACATCTCCTGCTGATACTACTTTTTTTAATTCAAAGTTCATGTTATTTGTTTTTTAATTATTTATACTATATTTATTACTCCGGCATTATTCCATAAATCACCAGCACTTAATCCTGCTGCTGATGTTGGTATGTTTACTATATTAACTATTGATTTTGTACCATTAGAGCCAACTTTCATAAGAAGTACTCCATTGACATTATCATCTAATTTTAATGCTGAACCAACTGCACCACCAATATTTCCTTGTAAACCTACACCCGTTGTAGCCTCTCCTTTTACTGCAATACCACTTGTATCATTTGCATTAATACATATACTTGCTGTTGTTTGAGCATAAATACCTTGATAAGCACCTCCCGTTATTTCTAATCTCGCTGCACCTATTGTTGTTTGATTAATAGATACTAACCCATCATTTCTAACATATAATAAAGGAGTTGAAGCTGAGTTATCTACTTTTAAAGCGTAATTAGCTAAAGTAGCATCTACACCTTTTACGTGTAAAGTTGCTGAACTTGTAAAAATCGTACTACCTAAAGCAAATAAAGGAGTTTGAAGCCCCATACTTAATCCATTTCCATAAATAATACCTGATGTACTTACGCCATTATTAAATTTAAACCCAATTGAAGGTGAAGTTCCTCCGTTTGACACTAAATTTAAAGAGCCGTTACTCCCCGTAATAGTTACACCATTATTGGTAACAAAATTTACATTATAAGAATCATCAATATTGAATATATCTGCTAATGGAAATGAAACCTTAAAAATCGAAGCTCCTGTACTTGTTGTAATTCCGTTTACGTGTAATTTTGAAGTTGGAGAAGATATTCCAATACCTACATTACCTAAACCATCATCAAAAATGATACTGTTACCTAATGTATCTGTAAGATTCCATCTTGGTACATAACCAATAGTTCCTGTACCTTGTACATATCCCGTAAGAGCTGATGATGTAATATAAGCTGAATCATTAGTAAACTGGCTGATATTTAGAGAAGCCAACTGAAAGTCATTTCCTACTAAAGCAATACCATTTGAAGCAGTGTATATACCACCGGCAGCTAAGAATTCTGAAATAGGCATTGCATATGAAGGATATGAGTTTGCATTAGCAGAACCGGCTGGTCTGTTACCTGGTTGAAAAACTCCTACTGCAACGTAAGCTTTGTTAGGATCTACAGAAGCTACGTCTGTTATTAAACCTTGAGCTATTAAAGCTTGAATATTCATTATGTCCATGTTTTATGTATTAGCAATTATTGTATGTACTTACCCATTTAGTACCATCAAAGATAAAGTGAAGGGCTCTTCTTTCTTGGCTTGTTATATCTATAGAGTTGACTGCGGCCGAGCATCCCCATAAATAATATTTAGGTACACTGAATGCCATGTCTACTAATACTGCTAGTAAATCAGAAGTTGTCATGATTACTAGTATATCTCCAATTTGAGTTGTTGTAGTTACGGCACCAAAAGAATAACTTCCACTTAAAGGCCCACTGAAATTTACAATAGTGTATCTCGCGTTAGTTGTAATTGTATGATTAAGTACTAAAGGATCTAGAGTTATAATAGCTGGACCAACACTGTTCCCACCAGGGATTGTAATTATAGTCTTTTTATTTATAGGATCATCTGTAGCAGTAACTCCTGCTCCTTGAAAATCCATGATTTGTCTGTGAGGTAGGGGAATTGATTCATCTTGAATCTCATTGTATCCAAAAACCTCACTGGCAGGGATGGCCCATAGTGGATAATCAGTTGCTTTAAATTCTCTACGTCTAGGATCATGCTTACCTAAGATGATATAATCCTCTTGAAGGTCAACATCTTTGTATAAAAGAATGCGTCCAGCATTTACTAAGTAATCAAAGTTTACTACATCCATGACTCAATATACTAATTATTAGGTAAATATACAACTATTATTTTAGTTTTTTTATTTCCCCCATGAAGTCTTTATACATGGTAGGAAAAGGTAATTCTTTCATATGATGATACCTCTTGTAATTTTCTTCATTAAACCAAGCTTTTTTATAGTGAAATAAGTCATATTCATATTTCGAAATAACCAAGTTAGGGTCAGGCTCACAATGATGAGCACCAATACCATAATTTATATCCGCGATATTTCCTCTAAATAAACAACATTTATCATATGGATGAGAAGCACATCCATGCTTCATATCTTCATAAGATTTTTCATCACCAACAAGGACCATGCTGTATCCCTTGAACTTAACAACATCTACTCCTACAAGATTCTTTAAATCTTCAAGAGTTATTTTGATAAGTTCATCAACATCACAAACAATTACCCAATCTGAGTTTGAATTCTTCCAGCAATTATTTTTATGTTCTCTTAGTAGCTCTTCAGAGTAGGTAGGAAAATGTTCAATTATACAGCCGGCAGCTTCACAAATTTCAAGGCTTCTATCTGTAGAATTATTATCATATATATGTATGATACAATCTGGAAAATTAGTCTTGTAATGATGAATATAAAAAGGAAGAATTTCTTCTTCATTCTTTATCACCGTATGCACACTTACCTTCATGTATAATTATACAAATTAAATCTCTAAAAATATATAACTAGTTCCAGCAATAGAAGGTGTGACTTTAATATAATCGCCTTCTTTCAAAACATTTGACCGACCTAACTCAAAAGTTTCACCGGCCAATTTAGAGTAGACTCCTAATGTAATAGTAGAAGCAGTTTCAGCTTCATATTTTTCAACAGTTATCGTATACGCCAGAACATTATAAAAACTATAACTTGATAATTGTATGTTGACATCTGGTAAACCTGTGCTAAGAATGGTACCACCAATATCTAAGATACCTTGTTTTTCAGTAATCATACTTAAATTTTTAAACAAATATACATATATATACTATAACAAAAAACCCCCGATGGACTCAGGGGTTAATTGCTTGTAGTTAAACTTAAAAAAAGTTAGAAAAAAAATATTGTAGCAGAACAACAAGACAAAGATAAACTATATAATCATATCCACAAAATTTTTGGGTAAATTTTTTTTATATGGATTAGAGAGTGTGAGGGGTCCTCTATAAAACACCCCCCGGCTTCATCAAGTTACCCCCTACCCCGGGGGTCTTCAAATTCTGAGTCTTGAATTCCTGGAGAAAAAGAAAAAGTTTTACAAGAAGAAAGTATCTCATCATGTTCATTAACTTATACTTATGTTATCATTATTATTATCATTCAATGTTGCTGCATCAGATGCAAGTGACTGGACTACAACAAAGAAAGCATTAGCTATCATCCAAATTGCTATCATGGATATATGCATATTTGCCCTTTGTGGTATGTAAGAGATCGAGCCTATTTGGCTCTCTCTTTTTTTATATCTCACTATCTTCCTTAAATCATCATGATAACAGCAAGATACAGACTATCTACCAATTGGGAGAAGGAGATAGTAAAGGAATTTCCCACAAAGCTTCAAGCATTACATCATGTATGGGAACTAACCAATGATAAGTCAAGGACTGTTGGTGACAAACATATTGATGGTGTGATGATGACAACTCAAGAGATTGAGAGTGAAATGTATAGCCTAATCCCAGATTAGGTTATGCTTTTCTAATTGAAGCCTTTCTTATTTTGTATCTCAGTATGTTCTTTAAATTAGGAAATATGAAAACAGCAAATGCCTTCAGCTTCATGCAAGCTCCTGCACCTAAACCAATGGTTGCAACTTTATCTACAAGAGACTTGGTTATTACCAATGATTGTAGAATAATCACAATGGAAGATTTAAAGGGCGAGTTGCCTAACTAAATGTTCCACGTGAAACATCTTAAAGAAAGAGCCTATTAAGGCTTTTCTTTTCTAGCACTGTAGGGCTGTAGAGAAACGGTGACTTTAAGATTTGTCTTCCTAGTGCACTCTTTCAATCTTTAGTATCAGCCTTTCTAATTTTTGTATCTCATAATGTCTCCTGTAGTTAATAATTTATAAAAACAATTTAAAACCCAAAACAGATGAAAAACACAGTAACAATCAGCAATCCTAATCCTTACAAAAGTAAGAACACAGGAACACCAATGGTATCTTATGTAGTAACAGGTTCTCCTGAAGCTGTAGCAGAATACCGTGCAGACCAATTAGCACAAGGTATAGTTAGTGAAGATGATAAAGGTAATCCTTTATTTCATGTAACTAGCTCGGCTTCAGCTAAGTATGGTGCAACTGCAACTCTTGAACGTGCAACATCTCCACAAGGAGAAGTGTATTGGTTCACAGACAATGCAGAGTCTAAGTTATTAGACGAGTTAATTGCAGGTAGTGACTCAACTACTAAAGCTATCTATGCTTCTCAAAAGATTGAGGAGATGAAAGCTTATGCTCGTGTATTAGCAAACAACCGTAGCAAGAACATTGCTGAGTTGCAAGCTAAAGCAACAGCTAAACCTATTGATGAATTAGGTTAGTATAATAAAACAACAGTAGTGTAATAGCTACTGTTGTTTTTTTATAATGCTTTGTTTTTTAAAATGTCTTTCTGTGTATGCACAATTGTTTAACTACTTGGCCATCAGTCATATCCTGTTATAATACAGTGGCCATATTATCTTAATTAATTTTCTTAATATTTAACCTTAAAATGAGGTTTGTCCACCGAGTGAATACCAGTGTTTACTGGGAAAGAGCTGTTTTGACACAGTGAAAAATGTGAAGTTGATACCATACATATATATATGTATTACTAAAGTATAAAGATATAATGCTAACTTGTTGATTATGAAGAAGAAAGAGGGAGGCTGGTTGAGGGTGCCAACCATCCCTCAACTCTATTAGGTTGACTTAAAGCTCTTTAGGCCCTATTAGGTCTGAGCACGGGTTAATATAGCTAAAGCAATACCTTTATACGTCACTCTTATCCTATTCATATACATAAGTACTTCTTCTTATTGATGTTCTCTATTACTATGATTATTCCTATTAAGGGTATGACTTAGTATTAGAGATGCAATAGGAGAGAGACCGCGACCTTTAAATTTCAAAACATATATATTTAAGTTAATCAACTCTCTAAACCCTAAAACAAATGAAACTATTAAATCCAACTATTGAAAGATTAGCATTAGCTACTCTTAATCAAATTAACTTTAACAGAAGTGTCAATCTAAAACATGTGACACAAATGTTAAATTCAATGATACAATACGGTATATTAAGAGTACCTGTTGTAGTCAGAACTAGCATCTTTGGTAAAAAAGGTGACTATATTATTGATGGCCAGCATTTAATAGCTGCCTTAAATAAAGCTGACCATAAGATAACTGATTGTATTGTTATAGAAGATAATGATATTAGTAGAATCATTAATACCATGGCTATTCTTAATAATACCAATTCAGTATGGAAGATTGATGATTATGTTAATGCTTATTGTGCCATGCCTGGTAAAGAAGATTATCGACAACTTAAAGTCCATCACTTAGCAACAGGATTTAACTTCAGTGTATCTGCAAAAATATTAAGTGGTACATCTGGATTCATCAAATGTGGTAAGTTTAAGATAAACTGCACCGATATTGATGAAATGACTAAGAATTTAGTGGACATTACTTCATTGTATGATACCAATAATTCTAAATTCATGCTGAGTTATATCACTTTCTCAAGAAATACAAAGAATTATGATCATAAAAAGTTTATGCAATTGGCAGCTAAGGCCAAAAAGAACTTTCTTATTACTCATGATACTATGCTTATGACCAATGCATTTCATGAATTGTACAAATAATTAAAAATGACTGCAACTGCAAGGCACATATATGGCTTTGCAGTTTGCAGTAAATTTACTAACCTTTAAAATATTAACCAATGAAACCAGAAGATTATAAACCTGGAAACTGGGTACTCTTTCTAGGAGAACCTAAACAAATTGAAGGTATTAGTAATAGATTGAGACCTGATTGTGGATATTTCCAATTTTCGGGTGTTACAACTTGGCTAAAAGGTATACATGTTCGACCAATACCTTTAACTGAAGAAATCCTTTTGAGTAATAATTGGGTTAAGACAGTGCGAGATAACGGTGAAATCAGATACATTCATGATGAATCACATTATGATGTGGCTAATCATGGAGATAAATTTCCATTTGTATTAGAATCTGAAGGATCAGCTACAATCTATTACATATGCCATTCAAGAACTGTGCATGATTTTCAGAATGCGTTGGATATGTTGGAAAAAGAAATGAATATTAAAATTAATCTTTAACTTTAAAGTCATGAGAAGGCAAAGAATGGTAGAAGCAAATAATATTGTCCCATCTATCCCAGTATTCCACTATAAATCATAAAGTTATAAGTAAAGCTTCGCGATTTGCCAGCCTCTAGTTATTTGTGTTTGTGGGTATTGGGATAGATTAACTAATTAAATTATTAACCAATTAATACAGTAAGTCTATGACAACTAAAGTTAAACAAACAGAACAATATACAGATTCACAAGGTGAACATACTGTATGTAAAGGTAAATTAGTATTGATTAAAACTGATAGTAGTGATATGAAAGCGTCACTATGTATAAACAAGCAGCGTAAATTCCCTGATGGTTTATATACAAATGATTGGAAAGATCCTGCTATTGCTATGAATTACTATAAACCACTAATCATATCTGAAACAGAAGATATTGGAGTTGGTGATTATATCACAGATAAATATAGAATTTTTCAATGGTTAGATGATTGTTCTTTATTAGGTAGACATAAAATCCTAGCTCTTCCTGAACATTTCTCACCTAAACATTTACAAGCTATTATAGATAGTAAATTAAAAGATGGTGATTCTGTATTTATTAAATGTGAGGTAATAGGATATACTGAAGGTATTGATGAAGAAAGAATATATGGTATAACTTGGTTTCCAAACATCAAACTATTTCCTATTAAGAAAGAAGAAAGTTGGGATGATGTATCTAAAGATTATACAAATTTAATGGATGATCATATTATACCAAACCAATTATTAAATTGGTTTAAAGCAAGATATAATCCACCAACAAAGAAATAACAAATTAAAGATAGAATCCTGTGCAGTAAACGCTAGCGTCAGTTCAAATCTGGCTATGCCTGAAAACAGGTGTATAGGTGAGTAGTCGGATAAACTCAGCAGGACATTTTTAACTAATTAAAACTAAATAATATGGAAAAACATATTGCAATGCTTAGAAGTATATGTGAAACATTTAATGGAGGAACAGCATATTGTACATGTGGTAAACCATGTAAAGATAAAATCCATTACACAACTACTGAATTAAAAAAACCAAGTATTAAGAAAAAACTAGGTTTAAAATAACACATTAAAATCACTTGCTTGAAGATAAACAATAATTGAATGAGAACTGAATTAACAGAACTTACATTTATGTAATACAATAACATTGCTAAATTATTAAACTGTTACTAGACAGTTGTGTTTATTGTAGGGGTCTATTAAGATGCACGGTGTGATTCCGTGAAAGTGCTCCTCAAAAGGTGAGCTGCTTAATATTATTCCACTAGAATTGGACAAGTGATTTTATACAATATTGAGTAGGTTGAACAATAAGTCCAGAGCTAGCTAACTGGCATATAAATATCTACTCATATTAATGCATCACAACCACGTAGTGTACAGACATTTTGTTGACCCAACCATAGGATGCTTAGTCTCCAAAGCAGGAATAAAATGTAAAACTACCTGATTAACTATGAGTGTGAGTAATATCACTACTGTTTAATCAGCTCCCAAGGGTGGCATTGTAAGAACCAGGACGTTTACCATACATTATATATCTTAACAGACTAGAATGTTCTTAATTGGAGTAGACACTTGTAGTATTACAATGAATGCAGAGGGAATGTCAGAGACACCTGACTTTAAGAATAGTGATCACCACGGTTACAGGTCGGTATGATAGTGAGTCTAGTCGTAACCATAAACATGTTGCTTTATCTTTTGGTAAGCGAGCCTGGAAACATGTAGTGCAGGATTGATAGCTCTAATCCTTATTTATTAACATTTAAACTTTAATAATTATGTTCAGATTTATATTTAGCAAGATTGTTACTATGATTAATTTTCTCGGTAGGGAAACCGGATTACCTCTTGAAATTATAGAGTTTACCATTTGGTTTGTCATAATCCCATTCTCCTGGTGCACATTGTTAGATGTAATATTTGGAACACCACTTATTGAGTTAACATTTCTAGGAGTATTAGGCTTATTGCTCAGTGTAGTAAACCATGATACATTTTTTGATACTGTCTCCGAGAAGATAGTAAACTTTTCAAGATATTTTAATAGATGGGGGATTGACCATGTGGCAATATTAGTAATATTGTTTATCATTGTACCCTTAATAATTTACTCATTATTCATCTATTATTTATTCACATGAGAGCAACAGCCATTATATTATTACTGGTCATATCAGGACTTATGATATTTGTCATATCAATCCCGGCCATAGAAGAAGCAGAATATGCTAGAACTCATCCAGAGTTCTTGAAAAATGCATATGACTTAAGAAAAGCTGAGTTAGGTCATAATTCAGATACTATTAAGTGATTTAAATCATAAGGTAAATAAAGTTGATATGGATATTACTCTTAAATTGTTGTATCAACTGTGCTGACTAGTTAAGAGCCTCAGTACAATTTACCTTTACACCAAGATAGCTCAGTCCGGTAGAGCATTCTACTTTGGGTACAGTTTTAACTAATTTAAGACTTAGTTTTTGAGTAGCTGTATAGGCCAAAACTGGAAAGGTCAGGAGTTCAAATCTTCTTCTTGGTACTAATTATTAATTATTAAAACACATATTATGTCAAAATCAGAATTTATATTATGTGCTGCTAATTATTATAATGATGGTAGTACAGATAGCATTAATGTTATTAATATTACAGAAGGATATGTAGTTTGTGGTAGAAGACACCATAATTGTATTCATATTAATTCTAAAATATTAGGATTCCCTTATTCAGAAGAAGCTTTAAAAATAGTTAGAACTGAAGAACAAGGCTTTATTACTAATACTAACAGGTTTGTAACAAGATTAGAAGCTCTAATGATTGCAAAAGCTGCTAATCAAATTATTACAGGTGAAGGTAATCCTAGATTAGGATTATTTTCAGAAGATTTATATTAAAAGCTCACCCAGTGTCTATTCCTTAATTGGCAGAACTTGACAAAGCTTAGACTGGGTCTTATTTAAATACAAATAACAATGGCAAAAAAACCAATAAAAGCAATTAGATGTAAACATATGCCTACACAAGATAATACTGTAGTTATATTTTCATCAAAACATGGCAATGTGTACCAAGCTGGTTTTACAATAGGAAATCAAGATTTTACTGTTGCTGAAAGAGATACCAAAGAAGAAGCTCAATGGTTTTGTGATGTACTTGAAACAGCATTTAAAACATTGATCAATCCTAAATCGTTTGAAAATTTTAGAGATGAAAAAGCATTTGAGTTAGCAATGAATAGTTTATTGCCTAAAATTACAATAACTAATTTAAAATTGAGTAAGGGTTGTGTTAGTACCAGTAGCCAAATTAAAATTTAAAAATAATAACTTAAAAAATAAAAAACATGGAAAATAAAACGCCAACAATAGAACAAATAGTTGAACAATTAACAAAATGTGATTTTCAATGTGAAGCTGGAGATTTAGCAAATAATACAGCATTTTTAAGATTAAAAGAAATGGCTAAATCTCATTATCAAAATAAATTTATTATAAATGATGAAGTATATTATCAAGGAAAAAAGTATTTTATTAGAGGTTATCAAGCGGTTAGTTCATCTCATCCAAAAGGCGACATTGAATATAATTTAAGTAAGGAGTTTAATAGACCTTGTACCTCTAATTTAACAGAATGTGTTGGAATTAATGAAAATCAACTTATTAGTATTTTTGACTATGAAGAACACGAGATAAATAAAGCAAAAGAATTGTTGAAATCAAAAGGTATCACTACTTTATAAACCTATATCAACAACCGAAGCGCAAACACCAAAGGCTATTGGTACTAACGTTTTGCAGCTAATAGACGGGCTTGCCATCATTGACAGGGTACAAAATTAACTGGACATAGTGGGATGAACCCACATACCTCTAATAATAGTTAGTGCTAGAAGGTGAGCACAAACAGTTTACCTGTCACAATATTAAATCATTAGTAAATAGACACCATGCGTGGAGTATGGGATTAAAGAGAACATATTAATAAAAGATTATATGCTGAACATATGATTAATAAACTACTCAGTACCTAACAGTATTTACACCTATACTTTAATTACCTTCAGAAAGTAATTACCGATGGTAGGATACATAAATTAATCAAATATGTAATTACTAATGATTTACCCATATTGAGCAAATGCAGGCAGTAAACTTTTTTAAGCAGGTGCCCTGTTGATCCCTGGCTCACATAATTTTTCCTAAACTAAAATTCATTTAAAACTAATAACTTATGTCATATAAACAAAAAGTAATTGTATCACTATTATTAGAACTAATAGGCTATGGATTAGCATGGTATGCCTATGGTTGGCAACTACCTCTATCTATTTTAATATGTATATGGGCTAATAACATAACCCATTAGATGCATTTCCTCCTATGGGCAACGCCAGCGTAGGGCATATGCTGAGGTTTAAACTCATGCAATAATATGTAAGGAATACTGGCCCACATTAACATTGGTAGTAAAATTTACACAGAAGTATTATACAGGGAGTCCACGTTTGTGGATACCACTGCTGTTGCCAGAATGGATTAAGTCTCCTACCTATATGGTTGGAATAAAGATTAGAATCGAGCCCATCCGTGCTAGACCTTTAGGTCAAACAAAAGTATAAGCTACCAGTACTTATTCTCACTTCAAAGTTACTCGGAAGTAGGAGCTGATCACTCCAGTTTTTAGTTAGTAGAGTAACTAAGCCAGTAAGCTGCTGGCAACAGTTGTAGGTATGAAAAACCTTCCTTCTCTCCTCCTTGTGAGGAGAGACATGTAATGCATCATTTCAACTTTCCAAGGGTTGACTATTAGGGACAGTGTCCAACTGTGTTTATGTTATAAAGCTACGGCAAGTAAACACGACTATCCTTAATAGAATGCAGAGGACATAAACCTTAATATTAATATCATGCACACATTTTGTAATTCATTAGGAGAATCTTTTAGTGTTACTATGAACTATGCTAATGCATTAGTATTATTAGAGGCATTAAATAAAACAGAAACCCGTTCTTCAAGTCAATATTGGAGAATAAAATAATCAAATTAATCAAAACAAACTAAAACCTGGGGAGTATAGGTCATCCCTTTAGCCATATTATGAGACATAATTTACAAAAATCAGGATTAAGCTTATCTCAAGCTGCAAGTATCTCTAACTTGTGTAATCAAAGAGCACAAGAAATTACTAATGCCTTAGCAGGTGTTAATAATGCAAGCAAAACTTTTAAATCAGACGGAGACACTTACACTTTAGAAGCAGCAAAAGCTCTTCCAGGTAATGTTAAAGAAATGTTGATTGAGAAAGGTGAGTTACATGCAGCTCAAGCATTCTTAATGACTAACATTAAGGCCAAAGATGCTTTATTGCTTGAGATTAAGAGAAGACAATTCTCCCATTCAATACCCAATCCAGAGAAACCTGCTTATGTAGAGTTTTCTCCTACGGACTTAGTTAGTGAGGAGTGGGCATGGGATATGTTATCTCAAGCAGAGTTTGCTGAATACCTTGAGCAAGAAGCTTACGCGGCTCATGTTGGCCAGTTCATTCATAAAGGTGGTTTATTAGATGATCTTCGAAAAGGATTAAATAATGTAAAAGCCTTGGACTTTATAGAATTAGATTTAGGAAAAAAGACACCTGTAAAGGTGGACGTACACCATAAAGCTGATGAACTATTAAAGACTCATGAAGAGTTGGCTACTTTACACCGTTCATATGAGATGAGAGTGAACTACTTCAAAGCTAAGGTTAAGAACTTAGTGACTGAAGAGAATGCTCGTATCTCTAAAGAGAATGCTGTTAAACAAGCTGAAGCTAATGTCATCAATGCAAAATTGAGACAAGAGTATTCAGATGCTTTAGCAAAGTTCAATGATACTGTGAAGGTTGAATTTGAGCAATTTGAAGGAGCAAGACAAGCTTCTATTCAAGAGACGGCTGCACTAAGGATTGGAATAGATCCTCGTTTTCAGGCTACCATTGATAAGTTCTTAAAGGACTTAGGTGCTGAATCCTAACATATTCAAGGGTGAGTAAGAGATAGGCATAAGCTGATTCTCTTACTCTTTACTCCTGGTAAAAAGGTTACTAAAAATATTATAAAATATATCACTGTTAATGATAAATTAAACTGCTCTCTTAGAGAGCTCCAAACCGCTTTCTCTGTAAAAAATTAAACTAGTTTTGCCGGGTCTTTTCACAAAAGATACCAACCGTGTACAGGTTACCATATAGGGAACAATTGGACACACCTCATAAAAAACAGATCCGTGTTGAAGCCCATAAGGGTGGATGGCTCTGTGAGGATGCACAACAAGACTTAGTTTTTACCTTTGCCTTTGAACGCAGAGAAAGGTCTTTGACTTTATCATTGATTTTATTTTAGACTATTCAACCTTTTTATCAGGGACTTTGTCACTTCCCTTTAATGATTGCTGAGTAAGTTAGCGTAGCTGAACTTATGGAATCTGTAAGCTGAAAGAACCTCTAAATCACCTACACTCTGTAGGACAGTGAGAGATGCTAGTCATTAAATAGATAATTGTCTTGTTAAATAATGCATATAGTACCAGGTGCATTCAATTATCAAATTATTAACCCTAAATATTAAAACAATGAAAAGAGAAGATCTAAAACTAGGAGAATACTATGTTTATGATACAAGACAAATACTTATTTTTAAGGGTATCAATGAAAATACAAAGTGTCTTGTAATAGAAGGTAAACATTTTTTAACTCAAAATTATGCATATAGTCTTCCTGATATCAGACTAGCTACCCCAGAAGAAAAACATTGGTTAGATGAATGTATTAATAAAGATACTTTTGTACCTCGCGAGATAGCAATGGCTTCTTTTAAAGTACAAGCAGAAGGTTTCATATTTGGAAAATGGTATAGAGCTAATAATGACTATACTAAAAAATGGGATTACATTAAAGTTCTTAATCATATTCAAGATAGTTATGTACAACTTAAAGGTGAAACTATTGATGCTGATGGTAGATATCATGCAAAATCTTATTGGACCAGTAGACCAAGTATAGCAAAAGCTTTAGAATTAGGTCCTATGAGTGACTTAACTGAAATACAAGCTTTTTTACCAGATGGTCATTCCGATAAGATTATGAAAACAGTTAGTGTATCAAAGTATCCATCTTATGTACGTTGTTGCTTTTGTGATACAACAGGTCATACATTTAAAAAAGGAAATGTTTACAAAACTTATCCTGGATTGCACATAGAAGGCAGTGTTTATATAAAACGTGACACAGATGGTCTTATAAGTGATTATTCTCTTAATGGAGGTGTATGGAAGTTTGAAGCCTGTGAAGGACCTGAAACACAGATATATTCTCCTAAAGAGACAGTCAAACCTGAACGATCTCAATTTCTTAAAGATGATTACATTGTTACATTAGAGGATATATCCTCATCTTTGCCTAAAAATCATGTGTTTAAACAAAGATTAGATGCTGATTACTTACGTGTTTATAAAGATACATCTGGTGTAAATAATGGTAATACTATTGCAACTATTAATAAGACTTCTTTATGGAGATATGCTACTACACAAGAAATCATGGAATATAATATTCAAGATAAACCTGTTGATGTAACTAGAATTGGTATGACTCCTGTATTGCCAGCACACAATCATAAGTGGGTTGTTAAACGTACAGCAGACAATTATGTTATATTAAATAACTGGGCTAATACTCGAGAAGATGGTTCTCATGGTCACTCATTATCAGATGGTTGGATGCATTCTATTAATTATGGTGGATCCGGTCATTCAGGTGATGGTCATTATTATGCTGATAGTGTTAAACATCCAGACCATACTGAAATTACAACTGAACAATTTAAAAGAGACATCATGAGAGAACCAGATAATAATACACATATACCCGATACTTTCCCTTTACATTGGTATATGACTGTAACCAAAGATAATTTATGGGATGCTGAAATGTGGAGATGGGACGGTAATCTTTCAGAACTTAAATTAGAAATAGGCTCGGTTGTAGGAATGCATACCAGACACGGTAAATGTCATAATAGAAATTCTACTGATAACCACAAAGAGTTTGGTAAAGAGATATCTTATTCTGATTTTAAATCTAATGTGTTTCCCAATGCAGAACGTAGTAGATTATTACAGCTTAAATATCCTATTGGAAGTTGTATTGTTGTTACCAAACCTAGTACTAGTTATAATGGTAAACTTAATTATTGCTACCAAGTTGTAAATTATGGTACAAGTGAGAATCCTAACCTATATTATGAAAATAATAATTCTATTCCTTTATGTTTGGTAGAAGTAAGAAAAGCTTTAACTAATGAGAAAACTCGTTATAAACGTGAAGGTAAACCGTATGATGTAAAATCTTTAGAAAATGTATCTAAGTATGAAATCAATAATGGTATACCTAAGTATGTAAAAATAGTATCTTATGGACACACACATCAAGATAATATATTATCTACAGATAATCCTCCACCTAAAGAGTTTAACAGTATAACTTGGCCAAGAATTCTTATTGAATGTGGAAGATTAGCGGATGGTTCATTTGTTCCTGCAACAAGAGAAGATTATGAAGCTTTTGTTTTGGATAAGGCAATAAAAGCTGAATTAATCAGTATGCCTGAAATTTCTAAAGCTGCTACATCTTTTAATACATCTATAAGATGGTCAGCTACAAAAGAACCAGACAGAAGTGCCACTAAGGAGGAAATCTTAGCTTATTGTAAATTAAAGTATCCTAAAGGTACTGTAGTAAAGGATACATATGGTCATGATTGTATGGTTAGTGAAGAATTAAGATGGGAAGGTTCAGCTTTTATATCTCATCCTGGACTATGTATTGTTTATGATACAGCTAGTCATACCTTTGCTCCTATTGTTAAATTTGTACACGGTGAAGAATCAATGTTTAAAACTTTACCAAAGAAAGCTAAAATGTCTGATGTATCTGCATTAGTAAATTATCAAGAACCTGTTATAGTCAACAGAGAAAAGACTAAAAGAAGTAAATTAGTAATCATAAATAAATAACCCAAAAAACAACAAACCATGTCACAAGAAAACACAGAAAACATGAACATCAGTAAATTTGCAGCAAGAGTATTAGCATTTATCACAGGTGATAAAGATGCTATTTTAGCAGCTCGTAATGAGAAATTAGCTAAAGCTTCTATCAATGGTCAAATCAGTGCTCTAGAGAGCTCTAAGATCAATGCAGAAATTGCATTAGATACTGCAAAAGAAAACTTAGAAAAAGCAATTTATCCATCAGTGTTAATAGCTAACCAGGAAGGTTACTATAACAATGTGATTGGTTGTCAAGAAGCATTGTTGGATGCTCAAGAAGCATTTGACAACATTAACAAATCTATAGCTTTTGCTAAAGACTTGTTAGATTCACGTTTCTAATAAAAATGAAGATAACTGTCCTTATAAAAGAGTGTGATATAGTACGAGGTCCCTCCAGTTATTTAATTAAAGTAATTCAAACATTTAACCTAAAAACCAACAACCATGAAAAAAATATTATTAATGAGTCTTGTACTATTAGTAACAAGTCTTGTAGGAAAAGAGAAGGAGCCTAAATTTCTTCAATTAAAAGGTAGTTTCTTAAATGAAACAAATATCACATATGTAATTTATAAATTAGATGCTGAAAAAAATACATATGTTAAAGAAAAAATAGCTGTAGGGAAAAACTCTTTTACAGCTAAATGTGAGAAAGACCATAAATATCTTATTGAGTTTGAAACAGCAACTCATGAAATAAAATTTCTAGTAGTACATGTTACTATTACAGGTACATTTTATATAGATGTTGATTTCTCAGATGATCACAGTGCCCGATTAGAATTTAATAAGAATAGGTATAAATTAATACAATATTAGGTGGAGCTCCTATAAGTTTTGTTATTTTCTTTACTATATACATTACGACAGCACTCTTTGAGTTACTTTGTGAGCATGTATATTAAAAAAATATCAAGCAGAGGATCAAAGAGTAATCTTGAACTGCTTATCGAACCAAGAACCCTGGAAGAATAACTTTTTGGTATGAAAGCTTCTAGTCTTACCCAGAATATGAGGTAGAGTAAGATCTACGATACAACACTGTCACCAAACACACTAACCAAAATCTACAGGTGGAAACTCAGCCTGGCCCTTCAGGGTTTATTATTCATTTAATTAAAAATTATGATACAAGAAATTGAATTACCGTATGAATTTTTTCCAGCATCACTAGTAGTCATTGATTATTCTTCTACAGAAGAAATTTATCCTGTTACAGTATATGGTTTTGATGGTAATGAAATTTATCAAGAAAGAACCAATATATTTTTAATGAGAGATGAAGAAAACATTACATCTATTGCTGAGATAGGCGAGTATATATGTAATGTAATGACTCTTAAAGATGAAGATTAAAAAATTAACCTTAAAAACTAACCTTAAAAACCCTAAAAAATGAACAAAGCATTAGAATTACTTAAAACCAACAAAACTGTAGCTGAAAGAGCTGAGAATTATGCAACATCAATGAAAAGAAACATCCAAAGAGATGTGATTGATACATTAGTTGCTAAAAAAGAAAAGTATGAAGATGAGATTTTTGAATTATCTAATTTCACTTTGGATACTAACATCAATCGCGGTGTTTCTCAAATGACCAAAGAAGATTGTGAAGCAAGATTCAAAAAGCTTATTCAAATTGAATTTGAATTAGTATTATTAAATGTTGAGTTAAAAGCAAAAACTGAATCATTTAATAAATACTTTGGTGAAACTTCAACTGTTTCTGAATAATGAGTAAGTCAGTATATATCAGTGCCCCGGTTCAAATGAACTGGGGTAATGTACTTGACTATGTAGCCCATATTGATAATACATTTCATGTAACAGTATGGGATAGAGAGTCAAGATATGATAATTCAGATTTAAGAAAATCAGACATATTTTTATTACTTACTTCAGATAATTCTTGGCATATTGATACTAAGTATTTACCCTGTGGTTGCAACAGAGAATTAGCAGAAGCAATAACATTAGGTAAACCTATTTATGTAGGGTATAAAACTAAAGCTGGTACTGTTGCTATTTATGAAACTTCTCATAATAGAACTATGTTATCAGGTGTTGCTGGTACAGGCGGTTCTATATTTAGAATGCATGCTCCGGTTGAACAACCTAAAACAGCATGTGAAGTAGACAGAGTTATGGAAGTTGAATATGAAGAACCTGAAATGGAAAGTATCGAGTATCATTGGGGTGATAGGAGAATCTTATTATTGTTGTAAACATGTCAAAGAAATTTTTACCATCCAAGTATAGTCTTTATCATTTATCTAAAATAAAAGCTCGAGCTATTCAAGCAAGAAACAAAGAGATATTTGATAAATCTTATTTTGGTTCCATCTATAAAAATAAAGCCGATTGTGAAAAATGTTAAAGTTTTAGTCTATTCCTAGGACGTTTTTCTTTAACACACACTCGGCTTCTTTTTTTAATCATAACTAGAATATGTCTATGAAGAGACAGGTAATCCTGACCGGCCAACATGATAAGTTAGCGTAGCTGAACTTATTGGTAGTTAGTGCAGTTCTGGCTATCACGGTGAATCACTGCAACTGACCTCTATTCTAGTTTATTTAAACTATCAATCATGAATATAAACCTTAAAAAATTTGCACAAGAAAAAGAGGCTTTGAAATATGTTCAAAAAAGATTACTTGAACAAGCAAGCACTCGACCACTAGCTAATAAGCTGGCTAAAACAATCAAACTACTTGATGAAGTAGAGACAGACCTCGAACTAGGAGGTGAATGCATTATTGAGCTTGATAAACCAAGATTAGACTCTATTCAAGAAAGAGATAAGATGTTATTAATGCTCAAAGAAGGAGATGACGAAGTCTGATTTATATTCTGAATCTTCAAGAAATTTTAGAAGATGTGGTGTATTATGTAGTAAGATAGATTTTATGTTAAGAGAAAATCTTATTGATGCTGAAAAACATGAAGGATTACTACACTTATTAGACTCTCCTGATAATGAAAACTTAACAATTGTAGAAACTATTGTTGATTCAATTTTATTAACTTAATTTTATTAAAAATTTAAAATCATGATAAAAACTTATTTAACTTACTTGTGGAAAAATCCTTTAAAACTATTATGGATTTTTGCTGCCTATGCAATTATGGGTGCTTTTTCTTATTATTTTTTTAGTGACTTAACAGAAATATTAGGTGATAATGGCTTTTGGGTTATTCTCTTAATATGTTTACTAATTACATCAGTATTTGTAGCTGTTACTTTACAACCTTTTATTGAGTGGAGAGATGGAAAAGACCGTAACTAGTATAGTAATTCTCCTTTTATGGATTGTATATAGCATTCTTGAAGGAATAAGAGAAGGGTATTATTATGATGCAGCTGTAAGAGCTAATAAACAATATCCCAACATTCATTGGATATATTTCCTACAGAGAGGTATTTTCTTATTTGTTATAGGAATAACAATGGAAACTGCCATATTTCCTTTAAGTCTGGCATTTATATTTCCTTACATTCATGATGGAGCATATTATGCTCAAAGAAATGATATAGATGTAAAAAATTATCCTAAAAGATTTAAGGCTGATTCTTCTACTTCAACAGCATTTTTTGAATTAGCTTATCCTGAAAGAGTAGCAATAGCTGCCACAGGTTTATTATTCTTTATAGGATATATCTTTTTAATTAATATTTAAATCTAGTAGTTCTAAAGACTACAACTTATAAGGAAGTAGCATTGGCAATATGCATCTTTTAAAGAGTTAGTCCTTACAGGAGTGAATTACATAAGGTTTGGTAAAAGAACCCCAACAAGTTTCACCTGAGAAATAAGTAGTACTATTTGGTGTAACAACACACTTATAAGTAGATTTGATAGCAAGTAATGGAGATTGTAATGCTTAGTAAAATACGGAGGCAGCTTCAGGCTGGTAGCTATTACTTGTAAAAACCATAGATAAATATTAACCATTTAATCATAAATATAATGTATGAAGTACATTTAAATAATAAAACAGTATATAAAACTGATAGTATTACAAAGGCTGTAAATAACTGTCTTTCTTATATTGATACAAGTTTTAAATCATTTAATATAAAAAATTATATAATGATTTATGAAACTGAAAGAAAAAAAATTGTTTGGAGTAGTAACAATAAACACATTATTTAAAATAGATATTAAT